GAAAATGGAATCAACATCGGATTTCTTTAATAATCGACATTCGTCATAAAAGAGAAAATTGGCGCGAGACAATAATGTTATCATATAAACTTTTTATTTTATACTTCTTACAGTTCGTTTCCTGTAAGTTCGGCATATCTTTTCATCCCATAGGGAGTCGGGAACTCTTGCGAACATTATATTCTTCTTTCAAAGTTTCAGTTCGTATGCTCTGCATGTGACTGCGCTTTTAAACACAGCCTTCCATTCGGATTGGCATTTCAGCTTCCCCGCTTCTTTCCCGATTTGTAACTATTTGTTGCCAAATAGAGAGGCAATCGCTATTTTCTCTTATTTTTTTACATCTCTCGATTTATTTATTTAATGTTATAATTGTCATTTACCTCTTGAGCTAGAAACAGACCCCATCACCTTTAATGTTGAATTATTAAGAGTATTCGTTATAGTTGTTCCTTCATTTGGCTTAGTAATTTTCAAAAAATCTTTTTCATACAAGTACAATAAATAAGGAGATAATTTGTTAATTAACTCCTTGATGATTTTATCTTCTACCATTTTATTTGCTTGCTCGACAGTAGAGGCAGTTATGACAATCCAACTATTCGGATACAAACATAATGCACACATAGCTGCGATAGCAGACAAAAAAGTTTTTGAAACACCACGTCCTGCTCTGAAAAAGAAAGAATCAGAAACTCCCATTAAATGCAAAGCTTCTCTTTGAAATGGCTTTAATCCAATACCAAGATAAAACTCTGCATAAATTTCCCAATTTCTTCTAAATAAAGTTGTCCACTCTATGGCATTTTCTACCGCTTCATCTTCGATTTTATCTTTGCCAGTAGTAGAACGTATTCGGTCAGCTCTAAAAGCCTTGGTCAATGCTCTAGTATGAGGTCTAGCCATACTTACACCTCGATTCCTGGAATATTAGGATATGTTTTTGTTCCAGCAATAGCGTTTTGAAGAACACGAAGATTGTCAGAATTATCTTTTTCAAAACCAACCATATCAAGATACTTTTTTAAATCTTCACATTCAGCAGGTTTTTCAAATTCTATCATGTTAATCTTTTTCTCTAGCAACAAATCTTCTTTAGTTTTTGTATTATTCTCAAAATGATTTAAATTCAAAAGGCTAAGTTGCTTGTTTAAAATATCTTGACATTTTGCAATTTCAGAAATATCGCCACGCTCATTCGCTTTTCTCAATCTAAGTTCAGCTATAGCCAAGTCTTTATATCTATTTACAGTATTTATATCTGGATTAGGAACATTAGACATATAACTATCCAAACTTTGATTTAAAAAAATAAAATCTTCACTTGAAAAGTAACCCCAGAATTTTACTTGCTCATCATAATTAAAAAATTCTGAATTAACTTCTTTTGGTTTCGATTCATTTGCTTTCCGAATTTTTATAAAATCAGATAGTTCAATATCACTCTGCCAAATACCTCTATAAGGTTTATCAAATTTATCCATAGCATCCATATATGCCATCCAAGGCCGCGAGACATTTCCAGAATTTCTTTTCTGATTAGACATTCGACCTTGCGCTTCTGTCCATGCTTTGGCAATACAGGGAACCCCAGCTCGCATACATACCGTCCAAATAGCTACATTACTATTAAGGGTCGCTTGATATGCTTCTGAATAAATATCATTACAACAAGAGTTGCAAAGCAAAACTCTCTTTGTTTTATTTTCATCAATCCGAAATCGCCTAAAACTAGCAGGAACTTTTCTTTTTTGACAGATAGGACAAAAAATTCGTGAATTATCGTATTCCAACTTTGCCAATTCTTCTTCTGTCATAGATTCAAGAATCTTTTGTTTTTCTGCTGCCTTTTCAGCTTTCACTCTTGAGGCTAACGCCATATCCTTTTTATCCTTTCTAATTATTTTGCACATGATGCAATATATATTTTCCCATCCTCTCTAGTGAAAAACTAAAGAGGACGAGAAAACACATATCAAAGGAGGAAAAAGACCCTTGAATATTCAAGAGCCTTTTATTTATCAATTAAGTATGTAAGTTTTTTGCCAAGTCTTTTTCCCATCATTTTCAATCATAAAAAACAAAGCACCAGCTTTTGCAATCTTTCTTTGTTTCTTTGAAAAATCATCAATACCCACAATAGATGGAACATGGATAACTTGTTGCTCACCAGACTTGCCACCATAACCAATACTGTTTTGTTCGCCATGATATAAATGACCCGCAATCAAAATATCTATATCTACATTATGATAAGTTTGCCAATAATTGATTTCAGGAACATCCTTCTTGCTTCTATCGCCATGATAAGCAAGAATCTTTGTTCCCTTAATATTTTCATAAGCAAACTCTCCATAAGCTTCTACGACAATGTTTGGATTATCTTTCAATCGTAAAGAGATAAATTCACGAATAATCTTGCCAAAATTTTCATCTGCAAAATCCCCTGCCTTGGCATTGAGCAGTCTGATTTCACAATGATTACCACCTAGACAATGATATTTAATTGGCACCTTAATTCGCTTCTGTAACTCTGTAAGCCAAATAGATATGTAATTAGCGTATTCCAGTGCCGCGTCAACTACGCCCATTTTAAGGCGCACCAAATCGGTCATACGCAACGCACCTTGCAAAGCATCTCCTAAATCAAATACTTGCAAAGCATCATATTGACAAAATTCTTTTGCGTCCGAAGCTAGTTCAGATAACAGATTTTCCATTCTTTGCCTAAATACACTAGGATTATATAGATTAACAGTGTGACCAAAAACATCTTTCATGTTAATATCGACACCATAATGAGCATCGGCTATACAAAGAACACCAATATTATTAGACTTAGTATTTTTCAACTCACCATTTTCAATAGGCTCTAGCGCAGGTAATCTTTTAATGGCGTCAACAATCTGCTCTGTAAATAATTTATCTCTTGCCTTTGCACGTTGAATTTGATTATATTCAAGATTCACAGTCTGTAGCTTTAATCGTTCTTCTTGAATGTTTTCTTTCAATGCCATAAGGTCAAGTTCTTCTGGGGTCTTGTCTTGCTTTCTTAAAGCTTCATCAACTTCACACAATTCAAGAAATCTTCTCATAAACATATTACATCGACGAGTTGTTTCAGAAGAATAAATATTCTCTCCTAAAATCATTTTGCCCCATTCATCAATATCAATAAGACGATTTTCATAAGCATCAGTTACTCTCTTTGCAAAGGTAACATAGCTTTCATCTTTTTGTTTATCTTGTATCATAATGACCTCTCAAAAATTAGTATTGTCCCCTAGAAGATGTATTAAAATCAAAAATTTTAAATTTTGTTGTTAGCGTATAACTGAAATAATTAAAACAAATAAGTGCTAACAAAAAGCGCCACAAGACAATAATCTCGTAGCGCTTTAAATTTAGTTTCTTAAATCAGCCATACATTCTTTTGATTTTCTTTTTCTTGATTCTCTAAAACATTTTTCACCACAATAAACTTGACTATCTTTTTCTGCCTTAAAGCGTTTTCCACACTGAGGACAAATTTTTCCTAGATTGGCAGTATTCACTTTCAAGTTTCCGACAATTTCTCTTCCAAAAGCACCCCACAATATTTTCTTCTTTGAGTTGGGCCGCACAGTATACAAATAAGTTACTAATGTGTTAATCACATAATCAAGACTTTTTTCTGTTGATTTTAACACCTTTTCACGAATTTGTTGATACATATACGTTTCTTCTTTATTTACTCTATCTTCTGTTGTAGAATTAAATAGATATTGATGAGTATTCCAATAATCATAAGTCTTGATAATCTCGCTATCAGAAGAAATAGTAAATTCTTCTTTTTGATTCATTAACATTCGATAATCAAACTTACTTATTGTTTTACAATAACTAATCCTACTAGAAGGAATAGATTTACTAATACGATTCATAGTTGAATCATTTGGTTTTTCAACTTGGTCTTTTGATTTATCTTTTGCAAACTCAAAGAAAGCTGGTAGCTTATTCTTTGTATATGACTTCATCAACCTTTCTATGTCTTCTGGCGGTTCTGACAACCATAACGTTTTAGCGTAATCTCATTTCTACCGTCTTTTTCAAGATACTTTAACTTTGCTCAAAGCAAACGGATTAGACTATATCTTTACTTCATATTGAAGCAACTGGCACTTCAAAAACAGGAATTTCACCTATTTCTTACTCCTTAAAAGGATAGTCGTTGCACCTTCCCAGCAGGGCTTGGCACAGGATTGGCATGACAACTGTTTTTATAAAATTTTTAAACAATTATTTTAGCTATCCCCTGTTAGCCATTACTCTAATCATCATTTCCTATGATTCCTATTCGTAGTAATGACACCCTATATTTATAGGTTCACCAGTTTAAGTGACCGATTGTTAATCACTTGGTTGTTTCTCATGCAGAGCCATTTGACAATATTTAATTGTTCTTCTCCAATAGTTCCGCAATTCCACACCTTAGAAATATTATTTGACACAATTCCAATATTGCCGCCATTATAAGCCGCAATCATTCCATCGTACATTGTATTATTGTTAATCTCTTGACTTTTTGCTTTCTTTAATTCATACGCTAATGGAACTATACCTTTCATGTTGCGTTTAGCAACCGCTGTTAATGTTTTATCTTTTATCACTAGCAATTTATCACCGTCACACACTTGAGTTGCTGACTATATCATAACCATGCAGTTTCCTGTTTAGGTTCGGTGCTTTTCGGAGAGGGGACTTCCACCCCTCTCCTACTCTACTAAGTTCTCAATAATATTCCAAACGAACATTATTTATCTTTTCGATAGTCGATAGAGGATGTAAAAATTATTTTTTAATTTGAATTATTTGCCAGCCTAAATAACCTTTAGGACGTTTCAGCCATTTTATTAAAGTTTCTTTATTTAAATCTTCTTTAAGATGTAACCTTTCTATTAAATAACTTACTGCCGCCCTTTGAAAATCAAATTTATATATTTCTGATTTATCAAGAGTTTGAAGCCAACATTTTATTGCTTTTCCATTTTGTCCACCAGGTCTTGATTGTTTTTCTTTTGCAAAACTCTTATCTTCCATGTAACGTCTATGCAACGTATCATTCCCGTAATTAGGATTTCTTTCACCAAATCTTCCTACATAATGTCCCACCGCATAAGAATAATGTATATTCTGAGCATGTGTTACCCACTCAAGATTACTTGCTTTCGGATTGGCTCTATTAAAATCCTTGTGATTAACTTCGGCACCAGGAAAATAACCTACAACAAAAGCTCTTGCAACAAGAATATGAACTGCTATAGTTCTATAATGTACAGTAGGTTTTCCTTGTTTCCATTGTACGCCCGAGACAACAACATATCCATCTTTATTATATCGCCATTCTCGGTGCGTCCATTCACCCTTTTTATTCAAAAGAAAACAATCACCATCTTTGTTTACTCTATAATAAAAACCATTATAACAACCTTGTTTATACATCCTTACTCCTTTCTTTAAAAATTTTTACACCCTACGGGGTTGTACTCACTTTCCCCGTTAGCCACTACTTTAACCATCATTTCCTATGGTTCCTATCCGTAGTAATGACACCCTAGATTTCTAGGTGAACACCGTTTTATTTCCTATGGTTTCCCAATAGGTTCGACTGCGACTAACTAATCGAACTGCAATATTCTGCTCATTAAATCTCTAGTGCTAGTATAAATACATTGTGTATTGCCAAACCATTTCTCAGTTAATTCATTCCGAACATTCTTTCTAATGGGCCACTCTCTGTAAAGATGAGGGCTTCTTAAACAAGCTAACTCTGAACCATTTCTAAAATTTTTAGTATAGACCTCTCCATCTTCAAGAAGTCCTTTTGGATTCTTTTCTCCTAAAAACAGCCATTGACAAAAAGCAAATAAATCTGGTGACACAAATTCATATTCACCATTAACTCTAAGCCTTCCTGCTTTCGCTTGTTTGATTAGACTCTTTTTAGTTTGCTTTAAAACATCTCTACTGTAAGAGTCACGAAACAATTCAGGATAAATCATTACAGCTTTTTGGAACCATGATTTTTCTTCATTTTCTTCAACAGCTCCAATCAATTTCATAGTAGTTCTAAAATCTTTACCTATATTTTCAGCTTCAAATTTAGACTGTTGAGTAATTTTTTCGATTTCTTTATCACTCATATCCGTCAAAGTTTGAAGCATCTGATAATTGATTTTAGCTTTAGGAATATTTTCTTCTTCTACATTACAGCAAGAAAATTCACAACCATATTTTTTAAAATAATATTTATACTCTTCCCAAGAATAATAAATTTTGTTCAACTTGAACTGACTAGCCGTAAGGATATTTTGAATATTTTCTTTAACAATATCATGCTTAATACCGTATATATCCTCTACAATAGCTCTGCCGCCAGGACAATACTCTTTTATCCAAGATTGAAAATCAAAAGAAACAAGTAAACCTTTTATCCACGGAGCGCGAACCATTCTTGTAGGAGACAACATTGTTATACCACAACCATCTGTATGTGGAATCGGTGTTTCTGTCCATTCTCGCGTAATTTCATAAGTTCGATAGTCAATAAAATCAACATGCCCAAAAACACCTGTTTCAAAATCCGAAACAACAATAGTCCTATCAATGTCAAACTCAGGCCAAAAGTCAGTAGCCGAATTATTCAAAGCAAGGTAAGCACTATACTTATTTACATTCATGCCGCCACGTCGGTTTAATTCTTCGGGAGTTAAGCCGCACATCATTCTCTTTTGGATAGCCAAATAAGCTGATTCTCTAACAAAAACTGCTCGTTTTGTTCGTATTTGCCCAGCAGAAGCCGTTAATAGAATATATTTTTCATTATTATGAACAAATCCATTTTTAACAATTCCTTCAAACACTTGGAAGAAAAATACACTTACAATCATAATGTCTTCTGTCAGTTCATTGGTTTTTATTCCTAATGCTCTAGTTAAAGAAGATTCAAAAAGAGAAATCACATTTTTGTCTTTCAATTCCTCTGGATTTAATTGTCGCGGCGAAGTATCTTTTAACCGTTCGTTCAATAAATCAGTCAATCTTTGCTTTTCCTTTTTTATGACTCTATTAACAGAAGCTTTCTTCCATTTTTCTTCTAAGCCATTTTTCTTTTTCTTCTTTTTCTTTTCGTCTAAATTCTTTTTTAATTTATACAGCTTCAACAAACGCCTATGAACATATCTCTCTTCGCCTTCATAAAAAGCATCTGTTCCAATTCCATAAAGGTGTATTTGCTTATCAAGCGCCATTAAATCACCTTAACTTTCCATCTGAAAAACTGCAACATATATTCATTTGTCAAAATTTTTTCCTCCTAAAAAATGCTTATTGGCTCTTTTAAACCCAACATTACTATACCATACTTTTTATTTTTTGTCAAGAAACAAAAGCAGAGCCAGACAAAAATCTGACCCTACCATATATTCAACAAATTTCTCCTTGTCTCGACGGCACTTCTCCCGTATAAGCAACAAAAGATTCTCCATACATACTTTGACTACCACAATCTGTAACATCTTCAGGGTGACATAGCATAACAATTCCAATCCCTTCAACAACATCAGCGCCCCAAGGAATGGCCCAATAACCGCTATTTTCCATTGCTTCAAGAATGTATACAGGAGTTCCTTGTCTTTCTAATAATTCTTCCCATGTCAGCATTTCAGGTTCCATTTTATTCATCTCCAAGTTTCTCATAACACCATCCTCCTGGTTCATCCAAAGTATAATACACATTTTTAATCCCCATAGACTTTATAATGCCGCCACATGCTGGACAATATCTAGCTAATCCTTGACTTCCATCTTTTTTAATTCTATAAGTAAATAAATGCGCCTTGCTGAAATCAATATTAGCGCCCCTAGCTCTAATCAAACAAGAACACTCACTATGAATTGTATTCTTTACACCAGAGCAATTTGGGTCAAATCCTCTAAGAGCATTATACTCTTTTTGTAAAGGCGAAGTTTTTTCTCCTTCATTGTAACCAATAGAAATAATTCGTCCTTTATAGACAAGAACGCTCCCCAATTTAGCTCTTTTATTGTTACTATAATGAGAAGCGTTCCTTGCCAGCTCGAAATATTTCTGTACTCTTTTATCAGAAAGTCTCGACATTTTTTCTACACTTAATAATCTACAACAATCGTTATAAGTTCTGCTCCTGTACTTACATCTTCATCTTCATATACATAAGACATTAGTTCTAGCCAAGTCATATCATCTTTTTCATAAAAATCTTTTTCGTACATTTGACTCCCTCTATTGCTAAAATTGTTGTAGGACATTTCGTCCCACCATGCCATTAAAATGACACCTCCCTTCTCTTTTCCTCAGAAGCGCCGTAATAAATCAAAGCGCAAACTTCTTCAAAATTTGTCGCCAAAACCAACTCATCTTTCTGAACAATCCACCCCAAATTTTCATCTCCGTAAGGCTCAAATTGCTCATCAACATGCCAAAGTTCTGACATAATATCTAAATAATCTTCTTGTTTAATTTCAAAATATTTACACAAATCTTCTAAAGAGTACCATGTTTTTCCAAGCTCTTCGACCGAAAAAACATGTTGCTCAAGCAGTCGCTTTACCTTAGTAAAGTCTACATTCTGCTGAACTTCTTCTAATTTTAGTAAAAACACAACATTTCCTCCTTTGAGTTTTACAAGCACTTTCTTGCGTTCTCTTGTTTCTTGTATGACTTTATTATATCACAACTCAAGGCAGTTGTCAATAGGTTTTACTATTACAACACTCTTTTTCTTGTAAAATTTTTTCATAATCAATTCTAGGACATGGTTCTATTAAATCCGAAATTAGTTTTCTTCTTACAACGCCTGTCAGTTCATCTAAAGTCATAGTAGTTAAACATTTTTGAACTACTATCTCATTTAATCTTTTTTGAGCGTCCTTTGCTACCCTATGTGCTATTTTTTTCGTTGAGACAAGATGAACACAACGAACAAAGAACTCCATTTCTGGATGTTGCTTTTGTAACAGTTCTTTGCAATGTCCTGTAAATTTTTGACGTGTAAGATAATTAGGCATATGGCCAACTGATACATGTAAATCCCTACTAGCTTGCTCTTCTATTTCAAGAAAAGTCCTTCCCAATTCCGAATCAGCAGATACAGCAAGAAAAGGGCCGTTTGCTATCTTGTACATATAACCGATATTTTTAATCAACTTTGCTTCGTTATGCAAAGTTTTTAAAATTCTGTTGACAGATGGATACAAAACTTTTGTCAGCATGGCGTCCATAAACAAATCCATATCTTTAACAGAATAGTTTAACCTGCTTGCTAAGAAAAAACGATTTACCCCGTCCATTGCAAATTTAAAATTTTCATTTACCATGCCTAACTTTTCAAGTAAAGTTCTTCGCGAGAAAAATAATGACTCGTTTTCTTCTAAAAGCGAAAAGACCATTTCCTCCACGAGAGCAAAAAGCATCCCTTTCCTTTTCGGATTAAAATTTTCTTTTTGCTTCGCCACCTCTTGCTTTTTGAACTTTGTGATAACATATCTGGTTGGGCTTCTTGTTATTTCATAATCACAATACTGCTTCAACTGCCTCAGTTGTGTCTCTTTTCCCGTTCCTGTCTTTTGTTCAATTTGTAACCTAACACACATTTTTGCATAACTAAGAGGTTCTTTTGTTTTCGCTAATTCTTTCAGCTCATCCAGCGAGATATTTTCAAGATGATTAACTTCTCTCATTTTAACTCCTTTCATTTTTGCCCCATTGCCTATAACTTTAGACCCAGACCCTAATCATCCAGGGCTTGCGCCCTCTTATTCATCTTATTATTTTTTTTGCCTATACCTGCACACATATTATATATATTAGTATAATTTAGGTGTGCAGTTATAGACAAATTTTCAGCTCCCTTCCTCTCTTCCCAAGATGGGTTAATTATAACATATCGTTGAAAATATATCAAGTGTTTTTTCAAAAAAACTTCACCGCACCACAAACAATTTAAAAGAAGGGACAGCCGCAGGACTTCTCGATTTCTCGCTTTCAAGCGGAACGCAGTGACGCGCAGAAACGAAAATCGAAAGTTCAAGGCACGATTGTATTTTTGGATTCGCAGACGTAGCGTAGCGAAGTCAAGAATACACAAAATACAATCGGCCCCTCCTCTACTCTTTAATATTATATGTAGTCTTTGTTTGCCCCAAAATCACTTCTACAAGCTTTTAACCCATCAAGTAGTTAAATTCTTTCTATGCCTTAAAACACATTATAAAAACAAATAAAGCTATTTAATCTTTTTTAAAATTTTATCAAAAAACACTTGACAACCATTTTTTTCAATGATATACTAACGTCAAGATAAATCGAAAGAAACCGGAGGTTCAAATTATGAATCCTTATGAAAAGATGAGTATGGAAGAAATGGAAATTGTGTATCAGGCTTATGTAAAGCAAAACAAAATCAATTCCTTCTTTCAGTGTTATATTGAAAGACTGAAAAGCTCCGTTACTTCAAGCCCAGTACATGGAAAAACAGTATGGGCGCAACAAGTCAAAGGGCTTGTGCAGTCTGCCGCAGTAGGCAATAAGGCAACAGCCAAAAAACTTTATTCTAAGCTTTATGCTGAGTTTGATTTCATCTATGATTGTTCTGTAGGAAAAGATACGGCTCTCTATTGTCGAAACACGGGTGAAAAGTTGCTTATTGTAGACTACATCTGTGATGTGATGCAAAAAGGCAAACAACTGTATGATATGGCTTACAAAATGTTTAATGTTCCCGTAGTGGTATTAGATAGTTCTGAAACAATGTGATTAAAGGAGATTTTATTATGAGCAAGAATATGTATGAACAGCTTCCTTTCTTCGAGCTTAAAGCTCTTTGTGCTAATTACTTAAACAAGAAAGAATATCACCCTAGCATTGCGGCTTATGTCAAACGATTAAACGAAAGACTGGTAGAAAGTAACTTGACTGATGAGCAAGTTGATGAAAAGGCGAAAAGCAAATCAAAACATCCGCGACACAAAGTAGTAAATAAAACTATTCTTAATGAGATTAAGGATGTTGTCAACAAAGCTATGCAAAATGGCGCAGGAGACCGTAAGAAAGCGTACAACGCATTGTACCACGCTTTTGATGTAAAATATAATACAGAAATCATGATGTCTGCAAAGCAATATGCGGCCTCTCAGAACGTATCTATTCTTGTGATAGAATATGTATGCGATATTGAACAGAAAGGTGAAGAATTATTGGAAGTAGCAAAAGAAATTTTCAATTAACACTTGACTTTTGCGACGCAATGTGTTACAATAAGTACAAGGGTTAATAGGACTCTACATCCTTGCCCAAGAATAAATTGAGGTGATTTAATGTATACTGGTTATCGTGAAGTTCAGGCATCTGAAGCTTATGAACTTTATCAACATCCAGAAGATAACATTTTAGGATTACTCGCTAATGAGTATTTGATTGTAAAAGACGAAAACGACAATGTGGTAGATATAAAGAAATGGGATGGTTATGGCTACTGTGGTATTGATTCTAGTGGCGTCACCAGTCACTTTCTTGGAACTTTAAAAGCTCGTAACTTAGAACAAAAACTCGCTATTGACATGCTTCGCGACCCTGAAACAAAAGTGAAATTTATTGATGGGCCAGCAGGAAGTGGCAAAGATGTATTGATGCTAAGTTACGCTATTCATCTCTTAGAGAGAGGGAAATTTGAAAAAATCGTGTTTGTAAGAAATAATATACAGGTAAAAGACACTAACCCCATTGGTTATCTTCCAGGCTCTCAAGATGATAAGCTTAGACCTTACGCCATGCTTCTTGCTGACCACCTTGGTGGCATAGACGCTTTAGAAAGAATGATTACTTCAGAAAGATTGGAATTATGTCATTTAGGGCTTATGCGGGGACGTTCTATTAGGAACAGCCTAATTTATGTAAGTGAAGGACAAAATCTTTCTCTCGACCATTTAAAAATGCTTATAACTCGTGTAGACGATAATTCAGAATTATGGTTAAATTTTGACCTTGCTCAATTTGACATGAAAATATTTGAAACTAATAGTGGTGTGCGTCAAGCTATTGATAGATTAAAAGGAAATCCATTATTTGGATATGTAAGATTACAGAAAATTGAACGTTCTGCTGTAGCGCAACTCGCAGGGCTATTAGATTAAAAAAGGAGTATAAAAATAAATGCTAATGCGTAAGCCCGAATTTTGTCAAGAAATGAAAAAAAGAAAGGGAGTTTCTTACAAAGACGCAAGTTTTATTTATAATGTTTTTTGTGACACTCTAACTGAAGTTCTTGCAGAAGATAATGACGTAGTTCTTTTGAATGTAGGTGTTTTATACATTAAGAACAAACCTGCTTACAGTTCCCACAATCCTAGAACACAAGAAAAAATTGAAGTGCCACCTAGAAAGTTGCTACGCTTTAGAGAAGCAACAGCCATTAAAGATTTTCTTGCAGGAAAAAGAGATACTTACAATAGAAGAGGTCTTGGTGGCCTAAACGCAAAAAAAGACGAATATTATTCAGAAGACGAAGAAAAAGAAATTTAACATCAAAGTCAAAAAGTTTCTTAAATAAAAAGTTTTTAACTTCAATTTCAAAAAGTATGCTAGGATATGCCTGTATCCTAGCATACTGCATAAACGAAAGGAATATTTTATGGAAAATATTAAACTTTTATATGAACTATGCGAAGAATTAAAAAATATCAATAGCGTGACCGCTAAGAAAGCTTTTTTGAAACTGCATCAAGAAAATGAAGAACTTATCAATTTATTAAAGTTTTTATTAGACGATAAAATTGTAACGGGAATTTCTAAAGCCAAATTAAAAAAGAAAATTCCTGTTATTAGAGCGTATTGTCCTAATCTTAAAGCTTTAATGGATTATCTTGGACAGCATAATACAGGGCGCGACCAAGACATTTCTTTCTGCCAGAGTTATATGAATCAATATGAAGGTAAAATTAAAGATTTTATTGCTTCAATTATTACAAAGACACTCAAACTTGGAGTTAATACAAAAACTGTAAACAATGTTTATGGAGATGATTTTATTAAAGTACATCAAGTACAGTTAGGTAGTCCTAAAGAAAAATTAAGACTAAAAAACAATGAAACCTTTTTTCTTACTCAAAAGTTGAATGGTATTCGTTGTACTTATGTAAATGGAAATTTATTTTCGCGGCAAGGACAAAAATTTGAAGGCTTTAATGAAATTGTTTGCGAACTTTCTGAAGTTGAAAAAAGATTTGGCACACCTATGGTGTTTGACGGTGAATTGATTCGTCGCAATGATGAAGAATTAAATGACAATGATAATTTCAGATTGACCACAAGCGCAGTTAATGGCAGTGACCTAGAAGCAAAAAGAAATATTGTGTTCAATGTTTTCGACACTTTCCCGCTTGAAGAATTTGAAAAAGGAGAAAGTAAAGAAAATTATGAGCAACGCAGAAAGTGGCTAGATAAATTTGATATTGATTTTGATGTCTTGTTCGGATATGGACGCAAGGTAAAAATTGTACCACTTTGGTACAAAGGAAGCGACATAAAAGAAATTGACAAATGGTTGGAATATGCTGACAGCCATAATATGGAGGGTGTAATGTTAAATAAAAACGCTCCATATCAATGCAAGAGAACGACTAATCTTATTAAGGTAAAAAACTTTAAAGAAATTGACCTTGAAGTAATTGCTGTCGAAGAAGGAGAAGGTAGAAATATCGGCACTCTTGGAGCGTTAGTTGTTGGATATAAAGGAAATGAAGTAAATGTAGGGGCTGGATATACAGATGCCCAAAGAAAAACGATTTGGGAAAACAAAGATGATGTAATCGGAAAGATTGTTACTGTAAAGTATAAAGATATTAGCAAGGATAAAGATACGGGACTTGAAAGCTTGCAATTTCCTGTTTTCATTGCGCTAAGAGAAGACAAAAAAGAAGCGCAAGCATGATGCTTGACAAAAATAATTAAAAATGATACAATAAAATAAAAGGATAAACTTAATCTAGTTTATTAAAAGCAATTAAAGGAGAAAAATTTTATGTCAGAAAGCAACAAGCTACGAATTTTTGAGAATGAAGAATTTGGTTTTATTAGAACAATTACCAAAGAAGACAAAGTTTTATTTTGTGCAAGTGATGTGGCAAAGGCATTGGGATACAGCAATCCTAGTAAAGCTATCGGCGACCATTGTCGGTACCTAACGAAATGTTATGTACCTCACCCTCAGTCTCCTGATAAAGAAATCGAAATGACATTTATTCCAGAGGGAGATGTTTATCGTCTTATTGTTAGAAGCAAACTTCCTTCTGCACAAAAGTTTGAATCTTGGGTATTTGATGAAGTTCTTCCTGACATTAGAAAACATGGAATGTATTTAACCGACCCTCTTGCCGCAATGCTAGAAGACGATGCTGATGAAGATAAGTTCCTAGAAGTGGCACAAAAGTATGTTGCCGAAAAGAAGCGCCGCAAAGCATTAGAGAAAGAAGTCGAAAGACTTGAAGATGAAGTAGAATACAAAGAAGATGTTATTGTCGGCCTTGTTGATGATATTGACCTTGCAACAAAGCGGCAAAGAATTAACCAAATTATTCGACATGGTGTTACTAAATCTGAAAATTATCAAAAGCGTTGGGCGATGTTTTATACTGAGTTTGAGAAGAAATATCACATGAATCTAAGTATGAGATTTGAAAATCACAAGAAAGATTTTAGACCCCAACTTAAAAACAAAATTGATTATATTGAACGCGGCCTAAAGATGGTTCCACAAGCTTATGAAGTTTGTTGTAAACTGTTTGAAAATGATGTCGAAGAACTAATGAAAGAGTGGCGTGTTTGTGTTGAAGATATTTAAGGAGTGACACTATGCAAAAAATTGTAGTCATAAATGGTTATCCGCAAGTAGGAAAATCAACATTTGTATCAATGTGTTATGGTGTCAATAAAGATGTGATTGAGCTGTCTATGGTTGATAGCGTTAAAAAGGTCGCTACCTACGCTGGATGGAATGGAAAGAAAGATGAAAAGGGACGGAAGTTTTTAGCGGCAATTAAACAAGCCATGATGGAATATGATGAAGGCCCAAGAAAAGCTATTGATAGATATATTCTCAGCCACCCAGAGAAAGTCTGTTTCATCAACGCAAGAAATCCAGAAGATATTCAATATTTTGTTGACAAATATGATGCGGTAACTTTATATATTGCGCTTGCACCAAATGTAGAAAGTGGACAAGTATGGTATTCTAATGAAGAAGATACTGTTGCCGCATTTGATGCTTATGATTACGAATATATTGTATGGAATAGAAAGATTCCAGAGGAATACAAAGAACAAGCAAGAAAATTTATGGAATGGCTTGATAATAGCACGAAAGAATAAAATACAATCAGGACATCAAGAAAAAGATGTCCTGATTTTCCTTAAAGGGGTTGACAAAGCAATGAAAATGTGTTATACTTAATTCAGTAAAGAGAGGTGATGAATTTGGTTGAATATATTGACAAGCAACAGCTTTTAAAATATCTTGAAGAGAATTGGCCTGAAAATTGGACTAATTCTGACACTGAAAGTCAAGAGCAACGGGACTGGGATATGTTTTATCATACTGTAGAAGATTTCCCTTCAGTTGACCCAGGAGAAGTAGAAGAAGACGATACTACCTATGCAGAAACTTGTGTAGATTCTTATTTTGACCCATATCAATTTTATGATTTGGTTGTGGAAGGAACTACTCAATGTTGCATTTGCGAACACCCTTTTCCTGTTCAATACAATACAATAGAATTTAACAAAGATGGTGATGATACAGGAGAATGGATTTCTGAAGACAGAATTTTTGAGCTTGAAAATCAGATGGTAAGAGACTTAAAAAAGAAGGTTATTTCTTGGAATTTCTGTCCTGGATGCGGTAGAAAAATTAAAGGATATTGTTAAAAAGGAGAATTAAATGAAAAAGCGACGATGTATTGCGGCAGGACTAATTTTAAGTTCTGTATTAACGTTAGGTTGCACAGCAAAAGAAAGTCATTCTGTTGATTATATGGCGACGATTCAGCAATCAGTAAGTGTCGGTGATTTTGATACGGCAAAGCTATATGAGTCTGCAAGAAATCAAAAAATTAAAGAACTTGGCCTCAACTATGACACTACTGATTTCTTTTCTGAGAAAAATGTAACAAAAGTACATGAAAACATACAGAATTATGTGCAAAATGGGTGCAAAGTGCCGCCAACTCAACCAGAATATGTAAGATATTTTAGTGATAATGATGTTGTTATGTTGGCTAAAGTAGCTTATTGTGAAGCCAGAGGAATCAAAAGTAAAACTGAAATTGCTTGCGTGATGTGGACAATTCTTAATAGATATGATGCTGGCTATGCAAAAAGCATTAGTGCAGTTATTCTTAGCCCTAACCAGTTTGCGTATCGTTCTTCTGCACCAATGGTAAGTGATTATGGTTATGACCTTTATGCTCTAGCTTACGATGTGTTGGAAAATTGGAGTAAAGAACATAGCGGCAGAACTGATGTGGTAAGAGTTCTTCCTAAAGAATTTATGTGGTATGCAGGAAATGGCGTAAGCAACAGATTCAGATGCCATTATCGTTGCGGTCATTATTATCAATATTATTTGGGGTATTATTATGATGCTTGAGAAAGAAGATTTTACGATGAAGCTTTACAAGGTAGATATTTGTCTTAAAAATGGAGACCCTTTAGAAACGGGTTGGCTTGTGGGCAGAACGACAGCAGAAGTAGCTAACAAAATTCGCACTCAACCCACTGTTCTCCTTGCGTCAAGTTATCGTGAACTTGCAGAAGCTGGATACAATATGTCTGAAGTACAAGGAATTGATGGATACAATTCATCTGAGATTGTAAAATATCATGTTGAAGAGTGTGAGGTGATTTCTTGCAGTATCAAGTAATTTTACATTTTGTGAACGGTGAATCTCAAGCTATTAGCGTCGTAGCAGAAGATGAGCAGGAGTGTGTTGCTATTGTTTATGGCAATAACGAAGTAGGTCTTGTAGTTGCTGACAAATATGATGGCGAAGGTGTAATTGCTTACGCTATTGATAACATTGAATATTTGGAAATTCTGGAGGACTAAACATGAGTAAAGAATTTGATAACGTCATTGCACAATTTTCTGAAGAAATGCTCGAAAAACCTGCAACTTGTAGAGACATCGTAGAGTGTTTGAAGGGTTTGTCCGAATCTGTTGATGTGCAAGTCCGCCTTAATTTTGCTATTGAAGAACAACGTAAATTTAACAATATTGCTATTGGCGCAATGATTGATTATTTAGGTCTTTATATTAAAGCCATTGCAGAAAAAACAAATTATGTCTTTGATGAAAATCGTTATTTTGATGATTTTATCAAATTTTTTGAGAAGAGACTAAAGCCTTATAATAAAATGATTGAGGAACATCAAGATGCACTCAAGAATCTCTAAAAAACAATACTATCTTGAAATTGCAAAAGCTGTGGCGCAGAGGTCTACTTGTCTAAAACGACAATATGGCGCAGTTATTGTTAGCGCTAATGACGAGATAATTGCTACAGGATATAACGGAGCGCCCAGAGGATATAGTAACTGCACTGATAAAGGCTTTTGTCCTAGGATGAACGTGGCGCATAACACTGGCGACTATGGAACTTGTTCTTCTGTTCATGCAGAGCAAAACGCAATGCTTTCTGCGACAAGAAAAGACATGATTGGTGGTACACTCTATCTTGTAGGAAGAGATAATGAGAATTGGTTTGCGGCAGAACCTTGCCCCATTTGCAATAGAATGATTCAAAACAGCGGCATCAAGAATATTGTAACTATTGAGGAGGAATTATATTCATGCTAAAAGAAGAGTATTTTGTTAATAAAAATGCGGGTACGGTAACTTGTGTACTATGGTCGAACAAATTTGCGGCGGCAGAGTATGTAAACAATCACTTTATGCAAAATAATATTAAAATTTATTATGCGGGCTATAACTTCGATGAAAGATTTTGTATGCCGGTTAAATTTACTGGAATTGCAAGATGCAGTGTACATGATGAATTTAATGTAGAGACAGGTAAAAGAATTGCACGGCGTAGAGCTATGGAGTTGTATCAAAAGAGTTTGTGGAAGCATATTAGCAACATTTATGATTCTATGACTGCTGCAATGGTTGAAATGGAAGATAAGATTTTTTTCTAATGTTATCAAGAGTAAATGTATGATATCTTAATAGGCGTCCAACATATTATGAACTCAAGAACCTAATTGAAGAATGTGTTGACTATAATACTATATGAGGCAGAAAACCTGGGCCGCATGAGACTGGTATTAGATAAAAATTCTAATTTTGAATCTTTGTATAATACAATTTGCATTAAGGAAGGAAATTAAAAAATGAACAGAAGTGTTGAACATTATGAACTGAGAATCGACCGTCTAAAAAAGAAAGACCCTGTAGCTAATGAAAAGCTAATTAAGAAGGCTAAGAGAAATCTTGAAAAGTGTCGGATTGAAAACTAAAAATCAATAGGAATGTAAACAAAGAGACTAAGCTTTGCGGCCTAGTCTCTTTTTCTTATTTATTTACCTTGAAGTCTTTTTTTCATATCGTCGCGCTTTCTTCTGCCTTCCTTAACAATTTCCTTGTAATCAATATCTGGGTCAGGAGTAATCGTGTCTTTGATAAAAATTTCTTTTTCCTTAGAATAGATTGTCACAAGACTTTTAGAATTTCTAATATTCTCTGTGACTTGTGTATTCAGTCGCATAATCGCCGCATAAAAATCAGGTAGGCGGCGCTCAACAATTTCAGGATGTGTTACAATGCAATGACATCTAAAAAATTTATCAACGCCAAATTTTTCTTTGGCCCTTTGACTGCATAAAGTATAGAAATAATCCCACATAAAGGGCGGCAGATAAGAGTTTGTATTGATAGATTTTTCTTTTGCTATCTCTTCTTCTATGTTCAGGAAATCTTTTCCCAGCAAATCTTTAGTAGTAGTATTATGAAAAACATCTCGCGGCTCATTCTCAAATCTAAAAGCATAAGCGGGAATAATAGCAATCATATATTCGCGTTCCAACCGCTTTAATGTATCTCTTAAAATGGGCCGCAAGATATTGTTATATGTCTTCTCAACAAAAGTAGAAAATTGAGAGAGATTATATTTTAATTCTGAACTAATAAATTTTCTATTTTCTTCGTTCATCGCCTCTATGAAGTTTTTGTTTATCATAGAACAGCGTCGCAAAAGTTCAGTGTTGGTCAAATATAATGTACTATGCTCTTTTAGCATTTGAAGAATAATCGCCGCAAAACAAGGCCACCACTTCTCACTTTCTTCTAACAGGGCCTCTATATTGACGTTTTCATACACCTTTTTGACGCAATATTTTGTGGGCTTAAAATACATTTTTAAGTCACATATCGCCGCAAGCTGTTCTAATTGATTTCTTTTTGCGTCCCCTGTTTTTATTCCAATGTTTAAAAATTTGCATAACTCTTTATATTTTAATTCTTTTTGTAAATCTGCCAAAATATAAAGCTTTCTTAGGTTTAGTGTGGTTAAATGGTTTTTCATTCAATCATTCCTTTTCATTTAATTTTATTTCATCCAATTTTTGCCGCGCTTCTTCTTTTGTTTTAAAATATCCTAATTCAGGATACTCAGTAAGTTGGTAGAAGCAAAGTTTTGAAATTGGATTTTTCTTTTTATTTTTATTTAGTCTTCTGTTTTGCATATTTTCTAATCTAGTAACAAGTCTTAATTTTTCTCTTCGATTATCATTTCTTGCATGATAAATATGGTCAACTTCTAACTCTGGATGTTCTTTAAGCTCTTCTTCCATTATGAAACGATGCAAAAGCATGATTCTATTAGTTACCCAGCCGCTAACATAGCCGCTAGGAAGAACATACCAGGTATGTTTAGAAACTCTATCATAATCTTCTGTACTAAAAAAGAAAATATTTTCGTTGGTGTCTGTTCCAATATAATATTTTTCATCAGCAGAAAGAGTAAAAGTATTTTTGCTTTTAAACTTCTTTCGCCATTGACATGAGCATAATCCAAATTTGTTCTTTTTGATGTCTCGTAAAGATGCAACAAAAGTATTGCCACAATTACACTTTACTTTATATCTTTCAGTGTCAATTTGTTCGATAATTGTAAAGGTATGATATTTTTTATTGACTTGCGACTCAATAGGATATTTGTCAATAATATATCTTGTTGGTTTCCTGTCAATATGAAAATCACAGATTGCCGCAAGATGTTCTAGCTGGTTACTCTTTGCGGTTCCGGCATTTTTGTAATACTTTAAACCCAAGAGTTCACATAATTCTTTGTACTTTAGAGGTTCTTTAGTTTCCGATAATTCTTTTAGTTTAACAAGATTTAAATCCATGATATGATGCCCTTTCAATTTTTTAAAAATATCCTTTGTGGATACTTTTTATTATATCATAAATTTTTCATTTTGTCAAGAGATTTTTGTCGGACATACTCTTACTATATGTAAATGGCTATATAGTAGAAGTATGTCCGACAAAAATATTTTTTATTAAAAATTCCCTCATTTTGTCAATAGAAAATTAAAATTGTTATTTATTTACAAAAAATAATAATTGTCATTTTTGAATTTTATCAATTTCGCACCATTTTTCATTTTTCTATGTAAATCAATTTTTTCTAATGATTAACAAGATTTCTTAATGATTATAAAAATAATTAGAATAATCGCAATAATCACTATATTTTTTAAAAGACTATCCACATCATATCAACAACAGTAACAAAAAATAAAAATGTTGGTGTAAAGGACTGTGAATTCAAAGCATAAAAAATGAAGTATTGAATGATTGAGAGGGTTGATGTGATGACCAGAGAAATGATGGATGATGCTAATAATGGAAAAGAAGTTGTGTGAATAAGCGGTAAAGTTATGTGAATAACTAGAAAGTTGTGTGAATAACTAGAAAAAATTTTTTAAAAAATATTTGTGTAATTGTCTAGCACACTACGAAAAACGTTTGTTTTTGAAAGGCATTTGCTATAACCAACCCCCTGTCATTAACAAATAAGGAATTGACGCAAAAAGTGCATGATAACAACTGTTAGACGGTAAATTGGAAAACGTGAAGTATTATCTATAACTGCCCCCTTGTTATTGAAAAATATTTAAAATTTGAAAACCTGATGTTCTGGTGAGAAGGGCAAAAAAGAAATAGAACGTTTGTTCTAAAATTGTATTACGTGATTAATACAATTTTGAAATAACAAAAAATTTCATAACAACAAATATAACATAATATTAAACATATTCTATAACAACAAATATAACATAACTTCATAACATATTTCACAACAACAAATATAACAACCTTCACAACAACAATTATCTAATCATTTCACCATCACCACACCACCCAAAAAACCATCTATCTCTAATCATTATCTTCAAATCAAACCTTCGCTTAAAATCGCTTGTATGGGGCTTTAAGGCGCTTGGATATGTATAGATATAGGTAAAGGCTTCCTTGTCTCTGAGCGCGCTCTAGGTGCCTTGTGGCTGATATGATGTTTAGTTGTGCATTGTATACATATTCTTTATTATTATCTTTATAATCTTTGTTGATATTGACGTTGTTTGTCAATGTATACAAGTGCGGCCTTGTATTGTTGTGCATATTGACTATAGTGTTATGTAATCATTATACTTATAGTATTGTGATTCATGCGGTCTTTGGTTAATATGTTGTGTTTTGTTGTTGTATTTTGTGCAAGTTGGCTATTGCTTTTTGCCGCCAGTCTGCTATAATGGGTACTGTCGAAAGGGCAAGGGCGAAAGCTTTTGAGTGAGTAGACGGGCACCTTGACAATTAAATAGAACGTTGCAAGGCTCCATCAGAGACTATATAATTAAGGCTATCAGATAGTATAGATGCAGGACTATTGGATAGCTGAGATGAAGCCTTGCAAAATGGGGAAAGGCTTAATAGAGTATATTAAGTAATGTAATATATTGTATTAAGTCTTTATATCAAAGGAGGATATATATTGTGTTAAAAAGCATCATCAAGTCTTTCCGCGCTGACAATAAGAAGTTAGCGGCGGAACACAAAAGGACGATGCAAGAGGCAAAGGAAGCCTTGCGGCAGATGAAGGCCGCAATGGATAAAATCGGGACAAGAAAGGATAGTTATCAATGACAAACACAAAAGAAGAACTACGTCGCATGATGCAAGGTATCCGCCACGACCTGGAGCTTTCCTTTGAAGGTGAGCTTAAAAATGAGGGCGGGGGGCCAATAGACCTCTGGGAATATCTGGCAGACGGCCTAGCGCAAGATTATCGCGTAGGCCCTGACAAAAGCCCTATTGCGTGCCGCGTGTGGTTTACGTTGGGCGGGCCTAATATCTGGGTGGATACTGAGACGGATTCTATTCACGGCGCTTGGGGAAGCGACAGAGAAGAAATTTATATTGATTCTGAGCTGTCCGATGCTATCTTAGAGTGTATGACTCTAGATTGGGATTGCTATTGAAAGGAGGATATTTACCATGAAAAAGTATCTTGCAATCCTGTTGCTATCTGCCTTGTGTTTTGCCGCAGGGATTGCGGCAACTGTAGCGGAGGCAATGCCGGAACAATCAGCCGTTGTTAGTTATTTCAACGGGTTAATTGTTCGGGAATATTTCAATCCGTAAATATCAATGCCTTTAGTCGTTGGGCTTATAACGACTAACCACCGCGTATCATAGTCGCGCATTGAAAAGAACTGTGAGAAAGGAAGGTATTTGACAATGGCAAATGTTAAGAAGTCTGCAACGTTGGAAGTTGAAGACGTGTTTACCAAACAAGTAAATGCCAACTACAAGCGTTGCAAGGAAGCACGGGAGAAGGCCGCAAAACAGCGGCAGGAAGAGTTAAAGCGCATGTATCGCAATAGCAAACGTGTCGCAGTGTGGGGCATTGTGGGTTGTATAGCGGTATTGATTGCCGCCTATGCTATGTGGTTCATTTAAGGAGGTTTGTTGTGAACAAATATTTTACCACAAGAGCCATTCACCGTCCCTGGAATATTGGGGACACAAGAACAGCTATCTACTGCAATAACAGCGCGGAATCTATCGCAACGGTTCGCAGACGTTTTCCTGATGCTATGCCTGTTACTAGAGAACATGCTCTGGTATTAGTAAGACAGGAAAGAAGCATCTATCGGCATCACTATGGTTCTAATCCAGAGTATCCGCATACGGCTTATATTTATCCGTATTGGTGGGAGGTGGGACGAGCCATTGATGCAACGGATAGCACTGGGTGCATCATTATCATGTAAGGAGGTATATATTATGATAACAAGTATCAATCTAAAGGCATTGAGTGGCGCTATTCTAGCAGCTATAAGCGCCTATATCCCTACATCCATCCCCTGTGTGGTGGATAGAATAGAGCAGGATGGAGGGGATAGAATTGCAGTAGTGGAGATTGCAGACGGGGACACGGGAGACGTTCTTTTCTGTGATATTGATAGCGATACATTGGTTGACGATGAACATCTGACCATGCAGCGCTTGCCGGGGGAAGTCGTAGACTGTGAAGCATACGGCGGCAACTGGTACACTGTATTTGTAGCAATAGGGGATGAAATATATTCTGTAATAGAGAGTATCAACTATCCTGTAGGTGCTATCGTGTGGGCCTATATGTATAACGGCAATATGCAAACTATTGCAGTACAACATCAGTAAGGAGGATATTTTGTAATGGGTACTATTAACTACGGAAGCAACTGCACCAATGAGGGCCTTCTCAATATCGGCCTTAATTTGAATCGGTTTCGTTCGCCTATAACAATTATGCGCCGCGCAAATATGATGCGGGAAATCGTTGACGATTATAACGGTACTTGGTTCAAAGTAAACGTTGAACCAGGATACTACGAGGGCGCGTGGGTCTCCATTGAATGGGATGAAGATATACTCTTTTATAATGGGCCTTGGTCTTGGGAGGAGATGCGCTCAGAAATAACGTGCCTAAATACAATGCTTCAGCTTTTGGTTAATGTTGGCTGCGTGGAATATTGGCCAGGGTGGAGCACGGGATATAGCACGGCGGCAGAAACGAGAAAGGCTATTATAGCCAACGTCGAGCGCTTATGGACGTACTACAAAGAAACATATCGGGAGGATGAAGGGGATGATTAACAAGAAGGATTTAGAAATTATCCTGTCTATGGATAACGAACTTGAGCGGTTACGGATGTTTTTCAACAAACGACGTGACAGCCAAGCAGACAAGAGGGAATGGACAACAGAAAGCAAGTTGTTCATCAACAAGGTTGAATCAAAGAAAGGGGTATAATTGTTATGGAAAAGTATCTGGTGAACATCTACGGCAATCATTGGGTAGAATGTGACAGTGCAGAAAGTGCCGCGCAGGAGGTAATCGAAAACATAGAGGATTACTATTGGGATGATTACCTTGATGATGTGTGGGGAGAAGTTGAGATATGCGGCTATAAATACTGTGCTTCTCGTGCGTTGTCTCTGATTGATGAGGTGGCCTATAGGTGTGGAAAAAATGATTGGTTAGATGGAAAATATCAGGATATAGTATACAGTCTCGAAAGGATGGTGGACGGTGACGAGGAGGAATATTTCGGGGTAACTGTTCGTTATGAAGAAGTATCCGACGATGAAGAGGAGAAAGAGGATGAATGATATAATTCATTGGAAACTATATGCAGAATGGTTAGACAACGGTAACTTTTGCGCCGACTTTTTCACGAGTTACGATGAGCTATGGGGCAGTTTGTTTAATCCTGAGCTTGAGCTGCTTACAGTAGTTGAGCACAAGTAACCATTAAATATAAGCTAGGGTATTTTATCCTAGCTTATATTTTTATACTTATGTTTGTTATTGAGTAGTATACAAACCAGCAAGAGAAGCAGAAAAAATCTTGCACAAAAACAGAGGCGCCGACTCGTGCAGTTTGTATAGAAAACGCTTCTAGCACTTTTTGAATATAGTTATAGCGGGACGGGGTAGAAGCGCTTAGAGGCCATTCTCGCGGCAATTAGGACTATATACAGTTTGTAATTGATTTTGAATACAGTGAGTTATAGAAGTATTGTGCAAACCGTATAGTTTAGGGATAAAATTTTATATTATTTTGTGCAGGTTTACGGCTTGACTTATGAGTTAATTTATAGTAAGATAGGGCCATCAAAAGGAAACACCCAACGGACAGCCCGACAGGGCGGAAAGGAAGATAGCTATGAAAATTTACAGAGTTTACAAAGTGTTAAGAGATGAAAAAGGCAATATCGTACATAAAACGCCCGTTGGTGGGGCGAGAAATGAACGCGGAGCGAGGGCAATTATTGCCGGACAATGGCACGAGTGTATTATAGAAATACAAAAAAGATGAAACGCAGAGTGACGGCCCACACCGGGCCGGTAATGCGGCTAAGAGTGGTCACAAGCCCACCGCAAAGAAAGGAGAATGTTTGTTATGAAAAAATATAAGGTTTATGACCTATATGAAGGTAAGGACGTTGTAGGTTATGCCGATACACTGAACGAAGTGAAACGTCTTGCGTGGGAGTGGTTCCGCGATACAGATGGTGAGTGTTGCATGGTATATGCAGAACTGAACCCTAAAACCGGAAAATATCGGTTTAGCCAATATAAGCCAGTAAAATTTTAATTGGAAAATACAAATAATCGAAACGGGAATATTTTCCCGTCTGCTGCGGAATGGCCGCCCAGCACTGATGAGATAGGCTAGAAAGGGATAATTATGACCATCAAAAACATTTGTAACAACTGTCAACTGATTGAAATAGACACCAGTTGCGGACGGCTGGAGATTGTATACAGCTACGGGGTTCCGGTTTTGTCCTGGAGTGGTAATATGGAGCACCGCCATTGGGACGGATGGAGCCTCACCACCTCCCGTCATATCTCCAAAGCTATTGGGCGGACTATCCCCAAAAAAGAGTGGGAGCAGATGCCAGTAGAAGAGTTAGAGGTTCCCACGAAATTTTGATATTTTATCCATTTAAAAGAAGGCCCTTAAAAAGGGCTTTCTTTTTTTTCTTATATTTGTCAATAACAATTATACCATTCTGCATCTGGTACCATATAACGCAACCCAGCATATCAAAACAAGGGCCTAGAATCGTCTGTATTGCGTTGTAATGTATTGGATAGGGTAGTTATAGCCATAGCGCAAAGAGGGCCTTGTGGTGCGTTCTGGAGGCTGTCAGAAGGTGTTGTACAAATTGCATAAAATAAAAATAAAAATTTGTTCAATTTTTTAGGTGACTTTACACGGAAAAACTGTTAAAATATAAGAAAATGAAAGGGGAGAAAATTGTATGACGTGGTTTGAAAATACTTTTCTTAAAAGTATATTTGAAAAACAAGGGGAGAATGTAAGCCGCTGGTTGAGCGCAAAACAAACAGCGATTTGCACCCAATACATGGAGCGGCAAACAGTTGCATATAGTAATGGTATTGATACATTTGTTCACAACAACTATTATTATAGTTGGAACGGGTACCAGGTAACACTGTTCTATAGCAAAAAGAATAGCTGCGGTAAAATAACATTTACTGCAACAGGAAGAAAAACACGTCCTGCGCGATTAGCGCAAAAAATAGCGGATGCAGAGCGCCGCTTGTCTGCGTGGGAACAGGATTATCTATGGGCAAAAGAAGATGGAGAAGAAACATCTGCTATTGAAAAACATATAGCAGAGACAAAAGCTGAGTTGGCAGAGCTGAAAGGGTGGTTATAATGTTTGTTGTTGAGCATAATAACGGGAAACGTGGACAGAATGGTTATACTGAGTATCAAGCTACTTCCTGGAAAGAAATAAACGATATAGCAGAAAGTCTTGAGAAAGAAGGGATAATTGTTTATAGCATATATAAAGCAGATTAAGCCCTGAAAAGGGCTTTTTCTATGCCTATTTTTCGTTTATGTAAATTGCATAAAAAAGCAAAATAATTTTGTGCAATTTGATTATTGCTTTTCGTCCTGATTTTTGGTAAAATCTTTTTAGAAAATAAGAAAGGAGGTAAAAAGAAAATAAGGGAGGCTGCTTCATAGTGCAAGAAGCGGGGGTAGTTCTGAGAAAGCCTAAAAGTGAGGAGACGGGGAGTCGGGAGGTTGCTATTTTTTAGGTTGACAAATTGTTTTAAGTGTGTTATAATAAAATATCTTAAAAGAAAGAGGTTGCCAGCCTCTTTCTTTTTTTACTCTTATATTTCTTATAAACCAATATCTAAAATAAAAAATCCTGGTCTAAGTGTTTCAATTTTGAAACAGTCAATTTGCACAATTTTACAATATTTTTTTGTTTATTTTGCAAATTGATTTTCTTAAAAATAAAGTGTAAAATTGAGGGCGGAGGGAGGGTATAGATAAAATAGATATTTGTTTATAAAAGATATAATCTTGTGTCTTCCTTCTTTGCCTCTGCATCAATGCACCCAACAAAAACCGATACTGCATCGCTCAGGTTTGCGAGAATGGGCCTAGAAACAATCCGAGCATTAAATAGGTCAAACTATACCGCTTTACAATGTGGGCCTCACAACGCATTTTAGACTGGTTACAGAGTGTTTTGTGTAAAATAGTCAAAAAAATAATATAATTTTGTGCAACTTGCTAATGGACAAATAGGTAGATTTTTGATAAAATTGTGCTAGGGTGGTTGACTTGCACCCTTTTTTATGCTATTATAGCCTTGCAAACAGGAACGGGAAAACGGCTTGTATTGCAAGGCTTGTTTTTTTAAGAAAAATTTGTTGTCGGTTAGCATGGTAACAAAAAATATCTTTTAAGAGCAAGCGTGCACTTTGAAAAGTAGTGGTGAATTGCTAAACACCCAATAAAGTATAGTTTTTATTAAAAAGTATGTGGCTGGATTAAGTTGATAGCAAATATTTTTTTTGTTGAAAAGTATCTTTTAAGTTCGATATTTGGCAATAAAAGATATTTTTCGCCGGAGTTATTTGTTTTTGTAATAACAAATATTTGTTGTACAAAATGCACAAATTAGGTATTCATCATTAACAAATATCTTTCAATGGTTGATACTTGTTTTTGAAAAATATTTGATTTTGGCTGATATTTGTTATTGTCGAATCTGGCTCGCGTTCGCGTCGCATTACGTTGTTTTTAAAATTCTGGGGCAAATAAAAAATTCCCCCAGATATATGTACGATATACATACATTCATACATCATATAGCATATAATTAATTAATGATTAGAATGACAATTATTGTATTTACAGTCAGTGAGTGTTGGCCTCGCGCATATTACGCGAAACTTAAAAAATCGCCCACAAGTATATAACAAAAACACTGTAGCTCCCAAAATAACTGGTTAATTCAGCGCTTTATCGGAAGATGATAATATTACTATAATATAAGGAGATGATGTTATGAAAATCGAAAACAAAGAACAGTTTAATGAATACGTTGATACATTAAACAGACGCGGTGCAAAATTTGATTTTGATTGCTGTGAAGTAATTCTATTAAACGACACAATGCTTATGCGAGATAGAAACACTGCGAAGCGTTTTCTCGTGGATACAAGAACGGGAGATTGTTTTTGGCTTTATAATGGAGAAGTACACGAAGATAATGTGCTTTTAGAAAATGAAAGTGAAGCATGGACAACGATTGAAATTCGTCAAGCTTGTCGCAATTTACCTAAACGCAAAGCAGAAAAGGCAATGCGAGTGCTTGAAGATAAAGACGATGATGGTATTATTTTTACTCCGCCTTCTGAGATTTGGTATTGGGAAAAGTATTTAGATTGGCAAAAGTAAGTTATGTGTGGTGAGATGCCTTGTGATAGTACAAAATAATTGCTTTGAAAAAAATTAGCAGTTTATTAAAAAAAGACTTGACAATGCTGTTTCACTATGCTATAATAAGCACATAAGCCAAAGGAGGTTTTTACAATGAACATCGAGCTGTACAAGAAATGGGCCGCAAAATTCTATACGGAAGATGAGCGGCAGAAGATGAAGCAAGCCATGGCAACGCTTAAAGAAAAGCTTGTGGAAAAGCTCGGTTTGTTCTACGATGAAACAGAAATGACACAAAAAGAGCGGGTAGCTTATGCAGAGCATGAAGTCTTTTTGTTTTTGATTGAAGCTCTTGTTGCTAAGATGTATAAGAAAGGCGTGCCAAAAGAAGAAATCCTGGAGGTTCAAAACAACTTGTGGAGTCCTTTTGATTGAGCCAGAAAATTTGATTTTATTTTTCTGTTGAGGGAATAAGTCAAAAGTTCTGTCGCCAAAACTACCCCTTCACGAGCCAGAAAATTCAAATCGAAAATCGAGGCCGAGATTCAAAATTGGAATTGCTACTGCCAAAACCATCCCTTGGAAGGAATTGGAAAATTTGATTTTGTTTTTGAGTTTCGGATTTTAATTTGATTTTCTCGCCGCCAAAACTACCCCTATTAAATAAAAACAGAAAACTCGTTAATAAATGACAAAACTGCTTTGACGAGCCAGAAAATTTGATTTTAAAAACGAATTTCCCGTTTTTATTTGTAGGAGTTTAGTTTCGATTGTAGCTTCGAGCGGACAAAGTTCTGAAAAATTTTTTCAAAAACCTATTGACAAATCAAGAAAAATGTGATATACTAAATACAGTTAAAGGAGGCGAATAAAATGCTGATTGAAACCACTGAAGATTTTAAAAGAGTGAAGAATGTAATTCTAAAAGGGGGTATCCAAACAATCACACCTCATACAGGTACAAATATTAAAGTTCTAGCATACAAGGATGAAATGCTTTTTCTTGAAGTTGAATCTAATTGCATTAAAGAAGTTATTCTTAATCTAAAGACTGGAACGAAGTATTGGTTATCTACCGAAGCGGAAATTTTGATGAAGAAAGATTTGCTTAACATCCATAACACAAAGCTTATGCCAAGAGAAAAAGCTCGTTTACTTTGTGCGGCAAACAAACTTCCTCCAGAAGAATTGGAAGAAGCATTGAAAGAAGCAGAAAGTATTCTTGCAGAAAAGAAAAAGAGAATAGATAGTAACAATGATAATATATCACCTTTAGCATCTTTTGGTCTAAAAGATACGTATGACAAGTTGGTATCTGATTTAGAGCAGGGGCCTGTTACTTATACTTTTGATGCAAAGATTGCACCCACGAAAGAGTAAAAGTTTTTCTGCCCCGTGTTTTATATAATATATGGGACACGGGGCAGAAAATTTCAAAAAAGGGCTTGACAAATCAAGAAAAATATGATATAGTAAATACAGAAATTAAGAAACGGGCCTTTAGCCTAGTTGGTTAGGGCATCCAGCTCATAACTGGAACATCCACGGTTCGAGTCCGTGAAGGCCCACCACTTTTTCTAGCAGATGGCTAGAAAGTCTAATCTACCTTCTTTTCTTTATTTCAGTTTGCGGTCTGAAAAAAATTAAAACCGCTTTATCGGACTACGGTGTTTGGGCATAGCCAGATAATTAGCAGGTGGAAACTTTTGTGGTAGCTCCCGAAAGATAACAGAGCGGCTAACGGCAGGAGTTGGGCCATTCCCAGCTAGTCCGTCCAACACGCCTTGAAAATTAAATAGTAAATTCTTTGGTTCTCTATCTCCTCCGTTGTTTAATTTTTCATTTATCTCCTTTCTTTTTTGTCTTTGCTATTTAGTTTATCAAGGCGTTATATCGGGCAACAAACCGCATGAAGTTTGAAGCCTGCTGATGATTTGTTTTTAGAAAAAGCGCTTTTATGGTTCTCTTCCCCCCATCGAATCATTTAAGCGCTTTTTCTGTACTCCCTGCAAAAAATGTGAAAACGAAGCAAAAACTCGCTGTAAAAAGTGTAATTTGTGATTATCAATAAAACACTGGCTTGTTTTTTGTATGAATTACCTATTGTAAAGTAGGGGAAGAAATTGTATAATACAATTCAGAAAGGAGGTGAAACGACATAATTAAGTCCTTTAAGATACGTTTATACCCAACAAAAGAACAAGAAGCGGTTGAAATATAAATCTGAATGGGCTGGTATTGAATTTGTTCAGGTTAGTAAATTCTATCCAAGTTCTAAAACTTGTTCTTACTGTGGCAATGTTAAAAAAGATTTGAAATTAAGTGATAGAACTTATATTTGTAATATGTGTGGCGCAGTAATTGACCGTGATTACAATGCCGCTATTAACCTTAGTAGATATGTAATTTAAACAGAGAAATTGCAATCTTGAGGTGTCGTTACACCTGTATGCTGTGGAGGGTTACACAAACTTGAGTAGCTTTGGCGAAAGAGAATCCAATGAAACAGTAAGTTGATTTTTAATTAACATAACGAAAAATATAAGGAGGTCAATAAAAATGAAAAAGTTGATTGTTATGATTCTTGCAGGTATGATGGTACTGAGCATGACAGCTTGCGGAAATCAATCGTCAGAAGAAGTAAGTAGTGAATCATTAACTCAAAATACAACTCAGGAAAAGAGTTTTTATCTAAGCCCTAATACTATGGTCGCTCTTCAGCGTTGCTATAACAATCTGAAAGAACTTGGTAATGCTGGTATGGTTGTTTGTGATGATGTGGTTGTGTTTGATGCAGGAAGTGGAAGCGGCGAAGTTGTTTGTGCTAAAGTCATCTATGCCGAATATGAAGGTGTTATTGAAGGTACTGAAGTTGAAATTAGCTTTGATAAATATGGGCTAATTGACGGCGTTTATGTTGAAGGCAATCCTTGCTTCATTGGCGCGAGAGAATGGTATTTAAGCGCAGATGCAGAAACTCGAAGAAAAGCAAGCGAGAAATTTACTTGTTACAATGCCGCAAAGGTGGTATCAGAAATGCGCTCTTGGAAGGGATATGAGAGCACTTTTCTTGCAAGAGATTATCTAAAAAATTAAAAAAGTTCTTGACAATGTCGCAAATCTGTGTTATATTATAGTTACAGAAACAAAGGGGGGGCTTAAAAATGTTGAAACAGTATGAAGCTTATTTAAAAGCAGAACACAGAAGTCAGCGGACGATTGATTCTTATCTTGACACTTGTGCTAAGATGATGAACCATATTAGCAAAAAAGTAAGCGACATCACTTATTCTGACTTAATGGAATGGAAAGGCACTTTAGCAAATTTAAGTCCTTCTAGCGTAAACCAGAAGACTGCGGCGGTTAAGAACTTCTTCTCTTGGTGCCAGTCTGTGGGATATACTGAAAGTAACCCTGCGGCTGATATGAAACGTCTGAGAGCGAATCCTAAAGAAAGCATCTATATAGGTGCAGAAGAGATTGAAGCGTTTCTGGGCGCTTGTAGAAGTATCAGAGACAAAGCTATGCTAACTGTCATGGTGAAAACAGGTGTTCGTCAGCACGAACTCGCAAATCTTACAATTCGTTCATATCTCAAGATGAGAAACGAAGGCTCCAATTTTTTAGTAATTGTTGGTAAAGGAAATAAGGAACGTAAGATTTACTTCAGTGATGAAGTTATGGATTTAGTTGATGAGTACGTCATTTGGAGAAATGACCATGCTGTCAATAGCGACAGGTTATTCTTGACCTTTGCTGGACTGCCGCTTAATGATTCTGGTATGAACAGAGTTATTAAGAATACAGCCAAAAGAGCTGGACTTGCAAACGCTGAAGAGTACACTTGTCATTCGTTAAGAAGGGCTTTTGCTACCATTAAATCAAACAATAATGTCCCTATTGCTATTATTAGTAAAGCGTTGGGTCATTCTAATATTGCAACAACTACAAGATATATCAAGACTAATGACGAGCTTATTGAAGCCGCTATGATGATGTAAAAGGAGCTAAATCATGCCTGAGAACATTAAGTATGTTATCTCGAAGACGGAAAATGGGACAAAGTTCTATCTTTGTCCGCACGAGGAACAGTATCAATGGGAAGAAGGGAATCTGTTCAATGCTGTGAAGTTTTCTAGCGCAAGTTTGGCTAGAAACTACAGCAATGGTATTCCGAACGCTGTTGTACAAGCGGTTATCTGGGAAGATGATGTAGGATGTTTTGGCGGCTATAAGTTAGAGGAGGAAACATGAGAAAGCTTACAGAACGTGATGAAGGATTTGGATTTTTGGCTCCATTTCTTAATGATTTTAAAAGAGCGTTAGACGAAGAAATGAAGTGTGATACTGGAACTGATTTCTTGTGGATAAACTACAGTGGTTCTTCCGGTTGGCATCGAGCTTTTGTTGAAGCATGTATTGACAATGAAGAAGCAGATTTACTGAAGTTTTACGAGAATCTTGAATGGTTTGAGTCTGACAGATTTGATAGTTTTTTGATTGATGTTGCTGTTTTCGTTGGTGTTATTAAACATGATAAGATGATGTTTAATGAAACAAAAGATGAAAAGAACAGTAGTGAGATTAAAATGTTGAATGGTCTAGTTGGCGCAAGTCTTGTTGAGTTAAATGAACGTAGATTTATTGTTAATAAAGACGATATGCTAATCTGCTTCACTTTTGAAGAAGACGAGGGCAGTTGTTGCGGATTCAATGAAATCACAACGAACTTATTCATTAGCAAAGAAGAGTTGCACAGAAATCCAATTATTACTAGTATACAAACAAAAAGAGTTGCTGGTAACGATGAAGATAGACTTATTATCACTCTTTTTGGAGAGCAGAAACAGTTTGCAGAAATTGAATCTATGTCTAGCAGTGGGTCTGGTTGGGGTTATGGTGCAACTGTGACTCTTCACTGTCTTAAAACAAACGAAAAAGAAGTTTTAACAAGTTGGTAAAAATCTCTTGACAAACAAAAAGAAATGTGGTATAGTAGATACACTGAAGGTGGTGGTGATACACATGATTGTTGAGTCTGATAATCGTTGCGAGTTTTGAGGCAAAAAGATGTTGACTCAAATTTATAAAGAATCTTATGGAGAGTACAACATGTTTGATTTTTGTCCTGATTGTGACGGCAGACCTGGTGGAATGGCTTATAAAGATACAACGCGGCCTTTTGGCTATTTACCTCCAGAAAGAATATACAAAGAATTGCAAGAAGAATATTATAAAAATGATGATTGATAAAAGGAGAAATATTTAATGAAGGATGTTCTAAATCAGACTAAGACAAGTTTTGTTTGCGTCGGCACCGCTTATGAAGTGTCTCTGGAAGAAAAGGTAAATTCTAATGGTGATGAGTGTATCATGGGTAGCATCGTTCTTCGCGTTCCTGGCGGCACTCAGAGATTTAGAGTGTATAGCAATAAGTTTTACAAGTCCGGCAAGAACGCTGGTAAGCTACATTATCTATACAATGCTCTTGTCTCTGCGTACAACTGGAACACTGAAATCAATGGTAATGGTGGCGAACCCACCCGTGTTATGCTGAAGGGCGAATTTGATATTAACGATTACGCTTCCACAACTTCTAATCGTGTTGTTTCTGCGCTTGATTTCCGCACTAAGAGCATTACTCATCGAGTCCCTGAAGATACCGAAGATGGTATGATTATGGAGTTTGATGGCATTTGCACCAAGATTGTTCCTGAGATTAAGGATGATGAAGAGACTGGGCGGCTTGTTGGTCAGTTTATGGCTGTTAATTACAATGGTCAAGTCATTCCTATCGACTTTGTGGTTGAAAAGGAGGGTGCAGAGCTAGTCGTTGACGGCGACAGCGAGATTGAGGCGCTATGTGTGGGTCAGACCAGAACTACTGTTTCTATGGATGTTCGTCACACCACTCAGGGTGTAGCAAAGGCTCCTGTCAAGAAGGCTGTTTTTGGTAAGTCTCATGGCCCAAAAATGGTTGATACTCCTCGTGAAATTGTTGAGTATGTTCTGACTTCTTATGATTATGAAGCTGTGAAGGAACCAGAAGATGAAGACGAGAACTCTGTATGGATTAACCCCAAGACTGTTGCAGAAGCTGTGAAACAGCGTAGAATCCATCTGGAAGAGCTTGAGCAGTCTTTAAAGGATGGTACTGCGGCAAAGTCTATTAACACCCAGAGAAAGACTAATGCGGCTTCTAGCGCTCTTAATATGGCTAAGAACGCAAGCCGTCCTTCTACTCCTATCAACGAAGACCCCTTTAATGGCGTAAATGTTGATGATGTTTTTGGTGGTCTAATGTAATTTAGAATTGTCCTGGTAGATGGAGTTGTTTTCTATCTACCAGGACTGTATGAAAATAAATTAAGATAGGAGTTAAGTGATAATTATGGCAAAAATTGATATTTTTAATTTACCTAAACCTGTTATGCAGACAGGTATTGCTGGAAAGAAACTAATGTTTGCAGGTACGAATGATTTAGGCAAAAGCTTTCAGTCAGCACGGTTCCCCAAACCTTTGCTTCTTGCCGCGGAAGCAGGCGGTTCAGCAATTACTTGTCCTCAAATTTCTATTGATAACTGGAGCAAATTCTGCGAAGTGGTAAAACAGCTTACCGCTGACTCAGCAAAGGCGCAAGAAGTTTATCAAACTATTATTGTTGATACTGTAGAAGAACTTGTGAGCCGTTGTGAAGAAAGTGTTTGTCGGCGCTTTGGCGTGGCTGATATTAGTCTTGTTCAAAGCGCTGATGTAAAGAATCCCAATGGCTATTCTTATGCAAGAAATCAATTTAAACAACAAGTAAATGCGCTTTCTAATGCAGGTTTTTGTGTTATCTTCATTACACACTCTGAAGAGAACGAAGTGACAGACCCTATCACAGGAGAAACTTTTAAGAAATTGTTTCCTTTTGGTTACAACAAGGAAAAAAGCTCTAACCGTTTCGTTTGTAATCTTTGTGACTTTGTATTTATGCTTGTGCCGCAAGGCGTAGACCCTGAAACAAATAAAACTATTTTAAGTAAAGCTATTTGTAAAGAAACGAACAGAGCTTTTGCTCGTAGTCGTTTTACACAAATGCAGACTTATATCGAGGCATTTACCGCTGAAAATGTAACTGCTGCGATTGAAGAAGCTATTAAGAAAGAAGCGGAAAACGCAGGCGCAGGTTTGGTTGAATTTACTCAAGTAAATCATAATTTCAATAGAGATGATTATTTTGAAATGTTAAAGCCGTATATTGCAAAACTAGCTCCACTTTATCCTGAATATGTGGCTAAAGTTATTGCGGAACAGCTTGGAGAAAACAGAAAAATCACAAGCGCTACTGAAGATGAAGTTGCCGAACTTGGTGCAATTTATGATGAACTAAGTGATTTCTGCTGTAGTCGTGGTATTGTAGTAGATTAAAATAAGGGGTAGGGTTTTTGCCCTACTCCTTTTTGTTAGGAGGAAAAGCGGCAAGACAAAAACTTGTCGCTTTCTTTTTTGTACAAAATAACGAATAATATCCCTTGACTTCTTGCTCATAATCTGTTATACTAAAAGCACAAACAAGGGGAGGTCAACAATATGACTGAACAAGAGTTTATAGAAGTTTGCAAGGAATTATCAGAACTACTTGTTGCCGGTTACAAAGGAAGGTGCAAAGACATCTATCATTTTCATGGAGAACATGTAGGATATGATGTTTGGTACAATTCTAAAACAGGAAATGTTCATTTCTTGCTGGATGGCGCCATTCAAAGCACAGATATTTGGTTTCCTGATGCAAAATACTTTAGAGGCACAGTGCTTCTTTTGTATAGTAGACAAACTTTTTCTGCGGCAAATAATTTCTTGCACAGAAAAAAGAGACAAATGGAAAATTATTTTGAAAAGGAGAGAGTTGAAAATGACTAACTTTCTGAACGCTTTTGACTATTATTACTATTTTGGTTCTTTGGGGGCCACTTTGGAGGGGATGCGCCAGGCAGTGAAGCATGGAAAGCTGAAGAAGTCCGTAGCTATTCGTATTCTGAGATATGGTCTGGCTAGAGATATTCATTATGGCTATAATAACGCGCAAATCAGTGAAGTGGTGTCTAATTTTAAGAAGGAGCTGAATGATGGCTGATTTTTTAAAGCAGTATTATAACAACTATTTCTTAGGCAGCTTGGATAGAACTCTTGCTTGCCTAAGAAAGAATGTGGAGGCAGGTATCCTTAAACCTACTGTTGCTGTGCAAATTCTCAAAAGAGGACTGAAACAGGATAGATGCTTGAAGCTAACTAAAGAACAAGCTTTGACGATTGCAGGAGAGTTTCGTAACGAATTGAGAGAGAAAGGGTTGTGGAAGGAATGAAAGATGGTTGGGTTTTAAATATATCGAAAAATTCAGTTATTCCACGATGGACTGTTGGAAGAATACTAGCAAAAGAATCAAAACATTCTTGTGTTGAATGGTTTTATAAAAGCGGAAAAGTAATGATATGGACAGTACCAAACGAAAACTTTATTAAATGGAGAAAACCTAAATGGCAAAAGTAAAAACTAAAGTTGGCTACAAACTTTTTGAGATGGATTTTTATGGTAATCTTCATCCTCTTAAAGTAGAAAAGTTAATAAAATTCTTACCGAAGAAGAGAGATTGGATATTTTAAACAAGAAAAAGGAGAGATAATATGAGACTTGTAGATGCAGATACAGCCCCTATTTATCTAAACAGTGCGGCTTGTGAACAAATCAAAAAAATGCCTACAGTTGAATTAAAGGTAGCACAAGAAGAAAAATGCGGCCTATGCAGTCGTAAGAAACAACTTTCTGGGCAAGGAATGATGATGCTGGGAGACAAAATGAATTGTCATATTTTCATTGTTCATTATTGTCCTAATTGTGGAGCAAAGTGGTGATAAATGATGGCTAAACTTTCTGATATGGCTAAGCTTTATGGGAACAAAGCTCCTTACTGCTGGACTGTTTATTCTGCTTTAAAAAAGCGTAAGTCAAAAAAAGACGGAAAAACAAGAAGAACTGCTGTTCAACTAACGGAAGAATGTGGAATTAGTTTTAACACTCTTTATTTGGCTATTGACCTTTTAGAAAAAGAAGGGTATATTAGCAGAACTCGTGCAGGAGATTTTAAGAGAAATACTTATGAAGTTCTAAAATAAGTATTGACTTTGGGTGACGAAAGTGGTATGATATATAAAGAAAGGAGGTAGAACTGTATGGGCAAGTCAACTTGCAAAGGTTGCGGCGAAAAGTTCCCAACAGAAACACGTTATATTGGAGAAAAATATAAGCAGTTAAAATTCTGTTGCCAAGAATGTTATCAAAATTATGTTAATGAGCATAGTAATGAAATTGACAGGGACTGGAATGATTTAATTAAATACTTAGATACAATTTATGAAAATCCAAATTATAGGATGCTTGGAGCGCAAATTAAATACTTTCGAGATGAGTGTAATGTATCTAGTTTAGCCTTGAGACTCATCATAGAATACGCTATCAAATATGAAAATTATATTGTGCGTCAAGAAGATGGGCTGGGCCAATTTTATCCTAGATACTACCAACCAGCTTTAGAGTTTTACAAAAAGATTGAAGAAAACAAAAAATATGCAAGTGAACATCCTGAATTGCTTACTCCTGAAGTCATTCGAGTAAAGCCCAAAAATAGTATGCGAAAATTTTTTACAAGAGCAGAATTAGAGCTTTAAGCAAAGAGGTGTACGCAATAATGGAAAACACTTTATATGACAGAAATGCCGCGAGTGCGTTGTTGGGCTGTTTGATGAAAAACCCTGCGCTATTATTAAATCCTTCTTTTCCTTTGTGTAAAAAGGATTTTGAGTGCGTTGCAATGCATGGGATTCTTTTTATTTGTATCAGAGAACTTTTGGAAGCAGGAACTAGAGAAATCAGCGCCTTAGAAATTGATACTGTAGCAAAAACCAATTCTCAGTATTACGACATTCTTGTTCAAAATGATTATATTGGATATATTGATGCCATCAAAGAATTAGCTAATCATAACAACTTTGAATATTTTTATACAGTTGTTAGAAAGTATTCATTGCTTAGAGAAATGAAAGAAAATGGCATCTCTATTACCGATTTCTTCGACCCTATTACTGGACAGGCAACAAATTTAGAAAAATTTGAATCTATCACTCTTGAAGAGATGGTTGCAAGGGTAAATAATATAGCTTCAAATCTAAGAAACAAATACGATGTGCGTTTTGTTCGTAATCAAATTTCAGTGGGTGAAGATACAGAAGGATTACTAGAATTTTTTGAACAAGCTCCTGCTTTTGGTGCTTGCTTACAGAGCGGAGTCTTGAGTACCATTGTTCAAGGCTGGAATAGAGGACACTTGCTGTGTCGTTCTGGCCCGTCAGGAGCGAGTAAAACAAAACAAGGTGTGGGTGATTTGTGCATGGTTTCTGTTCCTGCTTACTATTCAGAAGAGGCAGGAGACTTTGTAGTAAATCCAAATTATCAAGGCCCAGGATTCTATATTCATACAGAAATGGACAGTAGAACAGAAGTCGAGCCAGCATTTTTAAGTTTTGTTGCTTGTGTAGAATATAGAAAAATGAGAAATGGTTTGCTTACAAAAGAAGAAAGACTTCGTGTTCTTAAAGCAGGTGAAATTTTAAAAAAATCAAATCTACAAGTCATTGATATGCCTGAATATACTTCTGCTTCATTAGAGCAAAAAATTCGTGATATGGCTGAATTTGGTTGTCCTTTTGGCGTGTTTGACTATGTGGAATTAAACAGCTCTCTTGGCGCGGAGTTTAAAAGTGTATCCAATATGCCAGTAAGAGAAGATTTAGTGTTGAAATCTTTAGTGACAGACCTTAAAGGTTACGCAGAAAAATATAATGTTGGTATACTTACTGGAACTCAACTTAATGACACTTGGAAAGAAAAAGCTTTTCCTGATGAATCTTGTCTTTCTGGCGCAAAATCCATTAAAAATAAGCTGGATGCGGGAACTATTATTATTCCTTTTAATCAAAGAAGAAAAGAGATGGAGTGTTTAAAAGCTTTTTTACCTAAACCTCGCTTTGGTGAACCTGCACCGATGATGCCCAATATGATAGAATATGTGTATAAATCTCGTTTTGGCACATACGGCGATGAAAAAGTTAAAATTATATATTATTTTGACAAGGGCACTTCAAGAAGATACGATTTCTTTTGTGCTGATGATAAGGACAAAATAGTAAATGTCCCTAAAACAGAACTAGAGCCTGGAGGTATTTATAATGCGAATGACGCAGAATGTGAAGCAAGTATTAAAGAAACTGTATGAATCAGAAATTCCGATTCCAAAACTTGATGGTCTTGATGAGACAAGTTTTTTGGCAGGTGTTCAGTGGCTAGGTATTTATATTAAGGCTGTAGCTGAGACAGGAAAATTTGATTTTACAGTAGAACAATTAGCTGAAATTGGAGGTTTGAGCAATGAAGAAGTTTAAAGTAGCTAATACGATTGCGTGTATTTTAAACGGCATGTGTCTTTCTTATGCAGGAGGTCAGGCGGCATATTATGCCCAGCAAAATGAACTTCCTTGGTTTCTTGTGAGTATTGGTTTAGCTGGATTATTTACTTTTCTGCTTGTTGACCTTATTCACATGAGGATTAAAAACTGGGAGGACTAATAGATGGAAAGACGGATAGTCTATTTGGACAGTGCAGCCACTATGCTTCCCACTTTTTGGTCAAAAGATTTTATGGGATACTCTGGAAATCCTAATGCAAAGCACAAAATGGGGCAAATGGTGCGATATAAATACGAAGAGTGCAAACAGAGACTAAAAGATATTCTTGGAGTGTCCAGTGGAGAGATTTTCTTTGCTAGATGCGCCACAGAAATTGCTAATGAACTTTGGTTAGAATCTTTTTTTGGCAATAGAGGTCGTAATTTTGATATTTGGTGCAGCCCTTGGGAGCATGATTCATGTTATGTTAATTCTTGTGAATTTAACAAAGATAGAGATATATTTGCTACAGACTATTATCAAATTATATTTTGGCAATATGTAAATCACATGACAGGAAACCAATTTTTTATGGAGTTACCTAAGAAGCATGATAATACTCTACTGTTCAGTGACTTCACTGCGGCAATCGGCAAGGTCGAAATTCCAAAAATTGAAGGGAATTTTGATGCAATCTGGTGTTCTGGACATAAGTTTGGCGCAGAAGGTGGCGGTTGGCTTTGGGTATCTGATAAAGCTTTAGATTGGTTGCCTGGAATTAAATATTCTTTTGGCGGTACTCCTAATGTTCCACAGATTGCGGCCTTGACAACCGCAACAGAGTGTGCTATAATGGGGACAAAGGAAAATTTTAAGCATTATGTTTTTCTTTGGACTGCGGTTCAAAATCAACTATTTGACGAAGGCATTGAGCATGAGATTATTGGAGACGATAATCTGCCTATTACTTGTGCTGTAATGACTCTACGTTTTCCTGGAATGAACGCAGATGCTCTTGCTACATATCTCAGTAGCAGAAAAATCTATGTCTCTATGGGAAAATCCGCTTGTTCAGAAGATGATGATTTTAGAGCCTTAGAATCTTGGGGTCTGACCAAAGAACAAGCAGAAGAGTGCATCCGAATTTCTTTTGACCCTGGTAGCACAACGGCAGATACAGATGATTTTGTTAAAGCAGTGGCGGCGTTTAAAGAAGAATATTTAAATTAAGGAGAGTTTATTATGGGGCGGATTGATGTAAAAAAATTAAAAGCAAGTCTGTCCCTTTTAGATATTGAGCATGTAATGAATCAGCTTGGGATTCCTATGTATAGTAAGGGCAACAGAGAATGGATTTTCTATCCAGGAACTAAATACAAAGACCCTTATGCAGGGAAACCCAAGCTGTATTTTTATACTGATTCCAAAATATTCATAAGTTACACCGAGTCATGCTCTATGGATATTATAGGCGTAGTACAAAAAAGATTGGCGTTACTGAATGAACCTTGTAGCTTCTTGGATGCTGTCAATTATATTCTTGAAACAACAGGAAAAGAAGTCGCTAATCTGCATGAATTAACTAAATCTTCATTCTATGACTGGGAAAATGACTTAGGCAAATTTTCTAAGCTTGGCGGCAGAGATAGTGGCTTGAAGTGTTATGACGCTAGTGTATTGAATCATTTATCTCAGTTATACCCTTTAAGATGGATTGACGAGGGTATAAGTTGGGATTCTATGAAAAAGTATCGGATAGGTTTTTATGACCGAATGAATCAAACAACTATTCCGGTTTTTGGAAACGATGGTAGCTTGCTGGGGATTCGGTGTAGGAATTGGACAGAAGATATGCTTGCACAAGCCAAATACATTCCATTAACATTACTCGATGGAACAACTTATAAATTCCCTACACACAGTGTTTTGTATGGATTAAATTATAATTGGCCCGCCATTGAAAGAAAGAAAGAGGTGTGGATTGCTGAAGGCGAAAAATCAGTATTGAAATTAGATACTTGGTATGGTACAGAATCTTGCGCTGTAGCAATGTTTGGAAATAATCTGGGACTTCAAAGAAGACAACAGTTGTTGAGTCTTGGTGTGAACAAGGTTTTTTATATCCCTGACCATGATTTTGTGGGACTCGGAGACAAAGAATTCGATTTATGGACAACTAAACTAAATAAATTTTGCGAGTTGTGGCATGGATTTGCTACTGTCAACGTTTTGCTTGATACTAAAGGTTATCTTGGCGCAAAAGACAATGCAACTGATTATAATAAAGAAATTTTTACAGAGTTGTTGGAAAATTCAGTTCAGTGGAAAGATGTTTGACTTTTATAAAAAAATAAATAAAAAGCGCTTGACAATTCTGAAAAAATGTGATATATTATAAATAGTCCAAAGGACAATATAATTTTTGGAGGTATTTATGACGTTTGTAACTTTTACCAGTGAAGAGCTGGCGACCGGCCCCCTAGCTGACATCTATCCTCGGCTAGGCAGTGTAGGAATTATTACTGGTCAAATGGATGATGAATATAATGTTCAGTTCTCTCCTGACTGTTTTGATGATGGCCTTCGTAAAAGTACAGAAGAGTGTGCGCTAATTCTTAGTAGAGACGAATTTGAGAGCGCAGATATTTTTGCGGCACAGGTGCTAAATAACTACAATGTAGTTAATTCTGTTCCCACAGGCTCACTTGGAAAAGAATCTTGTGATTGCAATTCTGATTGTAAATCTGATTGTTGCAATTACGATGAAAGAGAAGAAGGTGAACTTACGGAAGAAGATGCCGAAAACCTAGAGATTTATAAGATGCTTCTTCCCAAGTTCAAGAAGAATGGTTTTATTACGGAAGACAATAAGATTGAAGAGGGTCTTGATGTTATTAGAATGGTTTCTTTGGCCTATAAGAGTGCTTACAAGCGTGGAAAAGCAGGAAGACCTTTCTTTTTTAAGAAGGACAATCAAGATAGATGGAGAGAGATGAAGCCAAACGATGTTTACAACACTAGCCTTAGAGTTATGTATGTAAATAAGCCTAGTGAGGCTCAGTACCCAGAAGGGCCTTGGGATGATGGAAGGGGTTATTTCCCGCCTGAAGGCACTGTTGGAAAAATGTCTCGTCCTGCTTGGGATGATGTTGAAAGTGATGAAGATATTTGGGTTCAATTTGAGGGAACCGAATACGAACACACTTGCTACGGACAGATGTTTGATTGTTTTCTTGTAAGAGAGGTAGATGAAGATGATTAAAATCATCAAAAAGCCTGAAGAAGTAAAGGAAGTTAAGTGTCAATTTTGCGGCTGTGTGTTAGAATACAGTAATGCAGATATTACTCAAACTACAAACGCATCATCTAGTATTATTTGTCCGAACTGTGAAAACATCATCATACTGTCCAAAGAAGAGCATTTCAAACCTGACGTTTGGCCTGATTTTTACAGTTATGATGGGCCTAACGTGAAGCATTTGTCAAATGAAACGATTAGTCAGTATATTGACAAATGTGTTGAAAACACCATGCAAAACAAAGATATAGCGTATATGGCAAGTGGCGATACTTTTGTTCTAAGTCTTCCTGACTGCGATAGTTCTGGAGAAATTGAATCTATTTCTGTTATTGTTGCACAAGGGTACAAAGAAGGCTTGGTCTATGAAAGAGAGGGACTTTGTTGAGATATAATTCCATATTAAAGGAATTTAATCCCAACACTTTTTTGACCGATTATCTGCAAGCAAAGGGCATCCAGGGTGGAGAGATTGAAGAATTTCTCCACCCTGACGAAAAAGTGTTGGATAATCCTTTTGATTACAAGAACATGGATAAAGCTGTTGAAGAGTTATCTGTCTTAAAGCAAAAAAATGATATGTGGGGAACAAAGAAGATTGGTGTTTTAATTGATTGCGATGTTGACGGCATTATGTCGGCCTCAATCATTTCTGATTTTGTTCTAAAGTTAGGAATTAAACCAGAAAATCTCTATCTTTATGCTCACAATGAAAAGGCGCATGGTCTTGGCGCAGAGGGAGATAATCTTTGTGAAAAAATGATTCAAGATGAACTTGACCTCGTGTTCACTCCTGACAGCAGTAGTAATGACATTGGTGAACTTAAATTTTTAACAGAGCAGTCTATCTCCGTTATTGTACTTGACCACCATGAGGTTGAGACAGAGAGTAACTGGGGAATTACAATTAATCATCATCTGTCGGAAGGATTGAATAAATCTCTTTCTGGCGCAGGCGTGACAGATAAATTTGTTCGAGCTTTTTGCAAAAAAGAACAACTTGAATATCCTGGTTATGAAGATTTTGTAGCAATTAGTCTAGTAAGTGATGTTTGTAACCTTCGGGTATTAGAAAATAGATGGTATATTGAAAAGGGACTAAAAAATATCAAACATCCTGCACTTAAAATGATAGTAGATAAATTCTGTCGCTATGGTGTCAGCCCAAAAGGACTGAGCTTTGGCTGTATTCCCCCTATGAACGCTCTTACACGGCTTTCAGGCACCCTAGAAACGATTGAACTTGTTAAAGCTATCATCGGTATCGGGGATATGGAACAAGCCCTTAAAATGCTTTCTAGGGCGCACAGAACGCAAAAGAAGACAGTTAAAGATATGACTGACGAATTGCAACCTAATATGGATAATACACACAAGGTTGCTGTAGGTTTTGCAGATGATGAAAATAAGAATTATATTGGGCTTGTTGCTAACAAAATTCGCTATCATTTAAACAAGCCTACGTTTGTTTTAAGAGACACAGGGGCGTCTTATACAGGGTCTTTGAGAAGTCCGATAGATTTGTTGGATATACTCAATGAAAGTGGTCTAGCGGTTTGTCAAGGGCACCAGAGAGCGTGTGGAATTACCTTTAAGAAGGAAAACTATGACCAAGTTATTGACTTGATGGATAGTATGGATTTAGATGTAGACCCCCCTGTTGATGTTGCCGCAAAAGCAAAGTTGAGCGACCTAGATATTGATGTAGCACAGTTAATTGAAGATAATGATTTGCTTTGGGGCGAAGGTGTAGAATTACCTACATTTTACACTGAAGTAAAGCTAAATAAAGATGATGTTCATGTTTATAAGAAAAGAGCAACATTTATTAGAATAACCGGTGGGGATGTCGTAATGACGCTACCTTTTGCTTCTACTTTAGATGAAATGAAATTAACCGAATATAGTGAATTTACTTTACAAGCTGTTGTAGAACTTGAAGTAAATGAATATAATGGTTATGTAAATCCTCAATGTAAGATTATTCAATATGAAGTTGTCCCTGTAGAAACAAAAGAATTTAAAAATTTATGGTAAAAAAGGAGAGTAAAAATGCGTATTAGAATGATGATTGACCTTGAAACACCCCAGACGGAAGAAGAAATTAAGCAGGTTTATGCTAAGATGGAAGACTACGAAGCAAAGCTTGAACAGGCTTTCATTGAAGGTTGGAAGGATGAAGGCGCAAAGATTACAAACATTAAAGCAAAGGCTGTAACAAAGTAATGGGCAACAATCAAAAAAATATTGATTTTGCATATCTTAACGCTGGAAACGCTTGTTATACATTAAATAAGTATCTTAACAAATGGCTTAATCAAACAGATTTAATTTCTGATAGTGATGAACATTTTCTAAAGAAGATTGTAAAAATTTGTTCTGATGTATCGCAAGCAGGATGTAACACTTTTGGCCGACCTTTTTGCACAGACCCTATTTACTATATAACTGACGGAGAGGCAATAAGAACTAGGTTTGAAGACATCATATCAAAGCTAGTTGATGTTGGTATCATTGGTGAACAGTATGAATATAATGAATTAAAAGTAGTTAATGATGTATTAGTAAATATTTGGCTAGCTAATGCTATTACAACTTTTAATCCCGTACCTTCAGATAAAGAATGGCTTTGGCGTTTTAAATGTGAGCCAAAAGAGGTACATTGATAGGAAGTGCTGTTAATAGATTATTGAGGCAAAGGCGGAAGTAAATGAGACTCAAAGAGTTATTTCTTTTTTGGCTTGGCGGCAGTTTTTATGTAACTTTAGAAGTTTTTTATCGAGGCTATAGTCATATTTCAATGTTTATTCTTGCTGGCGTTGTTTTTAGTCTTGTCGGCCTTTTGAACGAAGTTTTTCCCTGGGAGTTTAATTTAGTTTGGCAGGATGTAATTGGTACTGGCGTTGCTTTAATTGGTGAATATTTTACCGGCATGTTAGTTAATGTCAAGCTAGGACTAAATGTTTGGGACTATTCCAATGAATTTCTAAATTTAAATGGACAAATATGTTTGAAATTTGGTTTAATTTGGATTCCTTTGACTCTATTGGCTATTGTAATAGATGATATTATTCGATGGCGCTTTTATGGAGAAGAGCGGCCCAGATATTATTTATTTGGTAAAACGATAAAAATCTAAATAAAACTTGACAAACCTCCTGTCTTATGGTACAATAAATGTATCGAAGATAGGAGGTTTTGTTATGCTGTGTTATATTAGAAACAATATTTTTAAAATGAAAAAGCAGAAATCTACTAGGTCTTTAGCCTAGTAGATGAATGCGGTATAGAGAAAAACGAGAAAGAATAAACCTAATAAAAATTATCAAAGTCTAAATCATAGTAAATTTATACTTGTATATCATATAATTTTTGTTTGTAAATATAGAAAGAAGTTACTTATTAAGTACGGCAAAGATATAAAACAGATAATGTTTGATATAAGTAAGAAGTATGATTTTGACATAAAAGAAATGGAAGTAGACAAAGACCATATACATATGATGATTAATTCAGTTCCTAAAATATCTCCATTGCAAATTGTCAGAGTTCTAAAACAGCAATCTACAATAGAGATATGGAGAAGGCATAAAACCGAATTAAGAAAACATTATTGGGTTGAGAATACATTCTGGACAGATGGATATTTTTGTTCTACTATCGGAGAAGTGAGTAGTAAGACATTAAAACATTATATACGAAATCAAGGATAATACAGAGAACAATATACTGAAAGGAAGTGATTATAGGTGTTGGCTGCATACAAATACAGATTATATCCAAACAAAGACCAACAAGAATATTTTGCAAAATGTTTTGGATGTGTACGATTCATCTATAATCGTATGCTTTCAGATAAGATTGAGTATTATAAGAAAACAAAGAAAAAATTAAACAATACACCTGCTCAGTACAAGAAAGAATTTGAATGGCTAAAAGAAGTTGATTCCCTTGCATTAGCAAATGCACAAATGAATTTACAGAAAGCGTACAATAATTTTTTCAAAAGACCAGAAGTAGGGTTTCCAAAGTTCAAGAGTAAGAAAAATCATAATTACTCTTATACTACTAATAACCAAGGCGGAAATATTCGTATATCAGATAAATATATAAAGCTTCCTAAAATTGGATTAGTAAGAGTTAAGAAACATAGAGATTTTGATGGATTAATTAAATCTGTTACTGTCTCTCAAAATTCTTCTGGTAAATATTATGTGTCTGTTTTGGTTGATTGTAAAGAGCAAGAAAAATTACCTAAATCTGAAAATAAAATTGGAATTGATTTAGGTATTAAAGAATTTGCGATTACTTCTGATGGTGAGATGATTGAAAATCATAAATATCTTAGGAAGTCTGAAAAGAGATTAAGAAAATTACAAAAGGATTTATCTCGCTGTAAAAAAGGAAGTAAGAACAGAGAAAAATGTAGAGTCAAAGTTGCAAAGCAATATGAGAAGGTTGCTAATCAAAGGAAAGACTTTTTGCATAAACTTTCTAAAAGACTAATTAACGAAAATCAAGTTATTTGTCTTGAGGATTTGAAAGTGAAAAATATGATGGGCAATCATAAATTAGCAAAATCGATTGCGGATGCTTCTTGGAGTGAATTTGTAAGACAATTAGAATATAAAGCTGATTGGTATGGACGAGAGATTATTAAGATTGATACTTGGTATCCTTCTAGTCAGATATGTTCTAATTGTGGTCACAAAGATGGTAAGAAAGCATTATCTATTAGAGAATGGACTTGTTATGTTTGTGGCGCACATCATGACAGAGATATAAATGCAGCAATAAATATTCTCAACGAAGGTTTGAGAATGAGAACGGTAGGAACTACCGAGATAGCCTAGGTAAACTTGTCTCATTAGAGATATTGACTAGGAAGCTACGAAGTCTTTAGCTTCGTGGCAGTTCACGGTGATATAATGTTAATATATAAAAGACTAAAATTATTTGAATCCTTTGGAAAAACTTGCAATGTATGTAAGTGTAGACCTAAATGGCGATTACATTTCAATAATGAAAAAACTGATTTTGTTTTTCTTTGTGAAGAATGTCTTCGTACACAACAAGGTAAGCGAGTTCCACCAGAAGATATGCAGGAATTTCTTTTAAAAGTCAAAACTGTAGGTATGGGGAAATTTGAGGTAGTATAATGAGTGAATTTATTGAATTTAACACTTATCAAGAAGAATTAAAGCAATGTGTCAAATGCAATAGACGGCTTGCTAGATTCAAGGATGTGAATGGTAAATACTATTGTCCGCAATGCGTAGGTAAAGACCCTACATTATTTGGAAAATGTTATTATAGTAACAATAGAGAAGATTTATATACTATTGCGCGACATGAGTGTAGAGACAATACGATAGAAGATGGAGAATTATTAGATTATGAGCAACAAATAAGGTTCTGCGACCCTAAGAAATTCTATTATCGACATGAACCACCAAAGAGAAAGTGGTGGATAGTGACCCATGAATTTGATTGGGATTGGGACTCTGAGTGGGACGAAGGTAAAATGATTATAAAATATTGTCCTTTCTGCGGCAAAAAATTGGAGGCTCCTGATGGAAACGAAGATGGCAAAAGAGATGCTGAGAATAGTTCAAACAAGATTGGATAATCGCGGAGTATTAAAACCTATTGAATACAAGACGCTAGAAATTTGTTGTGGAATTTTGAACGGTTATGCTATTATGGAAAAGTGTGATGAGTTAGTTAGACAAGGAGAAAATGATGATTGGTGGGGCGAGGAGGAGGAAGAATGGTAAATACTTATTTTTCATTACACAACCATAGTGATTATAGTAATCCAAGTTTAGGCTTTAGTGATTCTATTTGTAAAGTGAGTGGCTTGATTCAAAGAGCTTATGATATTGGTTTACAAGGTGTTACTATCACTGACCATGAATCACTTTCTTCTTTTGTTGAAGCATTAAATTATTATGAATCAATGGAGCAAACTAGACCTTTTACTCTAGCTTTAGGCAATGAAATTTATCTTTTAACTGAAGAAGAATATGAAGAAAATCGTTATAACAATGGTACAATTCCCTATTTTCATTTCATTCTTATTGCAAAAGACGATGAAGGTTATCGACAACTTTGTAAATTATCCACAAGAGCTTGGGAACGAGCTTATATGAAAGGTTGTTGGCGTAGACCAACTTTAATGGAAGACTTGGTTGAAATTATTCAGCCAAATCAAGGACATGTGTTTGGATTGAGCGCTTGTTTAGGTTCTCGTATCGACAAAATGCTTCTTGAAAGAAACAAAGCATTGTTTGAAAAAACTGGACATCTAACACAGATTCAACAGATTTTTGGCAAAGATAATTTCTATTTAGAAGTGCAACCTTCGGAAATAAAAGGAAACGAACAAAGCACTGTCAATACAATGCTTATGAAAGTAGCCAAACAACTGAAGCTCCCTATTGTTGTCAGTACAGATAGTCACTACTTAAAAAAAGATGATGCTATTATTCACGAAGTTTTTTTAAAAAGTCAAGATGGCGAAAGAGAAGTAAGTGATTTTTATGCTACTGCTTACATGATGGAACCATCTGATTTACGAGAACATTTACGACATGAATTTAATGATGAAGAAATTGACTTTTTGATGTCAAATACGGTGGAATTAGGCCAACGTATAGGTAAATATAGTTTTAAGCATAAACCAATCATTCCTGAAATTCCTGAAGAAAAAATTCCTGATTTTAAAACCCAACATACTTTTAAACAATATTATTCTGAATATGAGTATTTTGGCTATTATGCTAAAGAAGATTTAGATATACATGAGCGTTATTTCTTTTATCAAATTGAGCAAGGACTAAAGCAAAAAGTTGTATTGAAACATAAGGATGTAAAAACCTATGTTGACCGGCTTAACACTGAATGGAAAGAACTAAAGTTAATTAGTGATGAATTAAATGGTTTCATGGTGGCATATTATTCAACTATGAGTAAAATAGTAGACCTTATGTGGGAAGCTAATAGTATAGTAGGCCCAGGAAGAGGCTCTTCTTCTGCTTTTTTAACTTGTTATTTGTTGGACATTACAGCTATAGACCCTGTTCCGCTAGGTGACTATATGCCTTATTGGAGACATCTTAGCGCAGAAAGAAAGGCGGAGCTTCCTGATATTGATACTGACTCAGAACCCAGTAAAAAATACGCTATCATAGAAGAAGTTAAAAAGTTTTTTGGAGAAGATAAAGTATTAAATGTTGCTACATTTTCTTCAATTTCATCGAAAATAGCTATTGAAAAGGCTTGCCGTGGTTTAGGGATTGATGACACAACTGCGGCATATTTAAAATCTTTGATTCCTGTTAATAGAGGCAAAATTGCTAAACTTAAAGATTGTTTATACGGTAGTGATAAAACACCTGTAGTTCATGCTCTTGTTGAAGAAATGAAAAAATACCCTAATCTTGAAAAGTGCGCTTTAGGGTTGTGCGACATTATTTCTCAAAAGGGGCTTCATGCTGCGGGCCTTACGATTAGTAATAAGCCATATACAGAATATTGTAGTATGATGAGAGCGCCTAACGGCACTCCTTGTACTTGCTACAATCTTTGGGACGCAGAAGAAGTAAGTTTAATTAAATTTGATTTGTTGACAGTTGATGCTCTACAAAAAGTTCATGGTGCATTAGACGCCATGGTAAATGATGGAACCATTGAATGGCAGGGCAATCTTCGAGACACATACAACAAATATATTCACCCAGACGTTATTGATTATGACACTCCTGAGATGTGGGATTGTATCAATAAAATGTATTCTATATTTCAGTGGGCCACACCTTTTTCTGTTGCGGCACTAAAGCAAATTCAGCCAACAACTTTATCAGAACTTTCAGCAGGAAATAGCCTAATTAGACTTATGCCAGACGGAGACGGTGAAACACCTCTTGATACCTATGTTCGATATAAAAATCATCCTGAACAATGGAGTGTAGAAGCTTCTGCGTATGGACTTAATGAAGAAGAAAAATCAATCATAGCCAAATACACCAAAGATGCTCATTATCTTGCAGATTGTCAAGAAAAGATTATGCGACTTTCTATGGATGAACATATTGCTGGTTATACTCTAAAAGAAAGCAACCAACTTCGCAAAAGCGTAGCTAAAAAAGATGAAGCTTTGCAAGAAAAAGCCAAGCAACAATTTTATGAATACGGAAAAAAGCAAGGCACTAGACAAGTAATGCTTGATTATGTTTGGAATGTACTGTTTAGTAAATCATTTGGATATTCTTTTTCAAGCATCCACAGTTGGGCTTATTCAATGATTGCTCTTCAGGAACTAAACATTTTTTATCATTACGGTGCTATATATTGGAACATTGGTTGTTTACTTACAGAAACAAGTGACGAAGGGTCTGGTTCTGGTGCAGATTACGGTAAGATAGCAAAAGCAATTTATAAAATGCTTGCATTTGGTGTAAATATTGTATCTCCTAATGTTAATGAATCTAAAGACAACTTTACTCCAAACGCAAAAGAGAACACTATTTATTACGGATTAGCTACAATTTCTGGAATTAACTCTCAGATAGCAAATCAAATCATTTCTATGCGGCCTTATAATTCATTTTTAGATTTTTATCGCAAAAATACATTTCCTGGTTCTCTCGTTACAAAGTCTAAAATTATTCAACTAATCAAAGCTGGATGTTTTGATTGTTTTAATACAAATAGAATTAAGGTGATGCAAGAATATTTCTGTTTATCTACGCCACAAAAAACAAAGCTTACAACATCTAATTTGCCTGAAATGATTAAAATTGGTGTTGAAATTCCAGAAGAACTTATCAAACCTTATAATTTTAAAAAGTATGTTTGTCAAAAGCAATTCTTTTACAGTGTACATCCTTTGTCTAAATCTAAAAAATTATATAAAGTAGATACTACTGTAATGTCATATTGTGAGGAATACTTTATTTCCGTAATGAAAGAAGGGGCAGATTATTGGTTTGTTGATAGCGAGGTCGTTATTTGCGACAAATCTATCGATAAATGCTTTAAGCCTGTTTTTAATGAGTTAAAGTCTTGGCTACAAAAACCTGAAACAATCAAAGAATATAACAAAAAAGCTATTATTGCCGCATACAACACACTAGATTGTGTAGATGTCGATAGATGGGCAATGCAATCTACGAGTTATTATCATAATAACGGACATGAATTAAAGAATTTAGATTTTAAGCGTTACGGCATTAGTAGATTTTCCGACCTTCCAGAAGAACCAGTATTTGTTGAAAAAAACTTTGGACAGCGTTCTTGGCGGCAATACGAAATCAGCGCCATAGCTGGAACATTGATTGCTAAAGACGATACTAAGCATATAATTACTTTGCTAACTACTGATTATGATGTAGTAAACTGTAAGCTTGCTAGAGAAGCCTATGCTCATTATAAACGAGTGATTAGTTCTGGTAGTGGAAAAGATAAAGTAGTGTATGATGATGCTTGGATTCAAAGAGGGTCTTTGCTGATTGTTTGTGGCTATCGAAATGGTGATGATTTCAGGTGCAAGAAATACAAAAACAGTGTATATGACCATCAAATGATATTGATTAAACACGTATATGAAGATGGGAGCGCAGACTTGCAGACAGAAAGGGCGTTGATGGAATAATGAAATGCGTTTGGTGTGGAAAAGAAGCTATAGGGATGCCCCTGGTTATGTTTGGACAAAGAGTGGGCGACACTTATATTTGTGCATCTTGTGGCTATCATTGGGATAATTATGGAAAGAGCTATTCTTCGGACTGGAAACCTGACAAAGAATCGCTATGGAATAAAATAAAGAAATTTTTTAGAAAATTAAAATAATACTTGACAACCCCTTCTTCGTGTGATATGATTAGGTCACAGCAAAAGAAGGGGTTGTTTTTATGGAACATGAATTTTTAATCGCATGGGTAAAGGCGGTTTTTACAACGATTGGCATTGGAGCGCTGCTAACTGCTTATCTTGCTTTCAAACAAAAAACGATGCGTGACACAATAATTGGAGCAGGGCTTCTGGTTGCAACAATTCTTTTGTTTGTAGTAATTAGTATGGTACAATAAAGGGGACTTAAAATGTTTCATATTTTTACAATTTGCGTATGTGTTTGTGCGCTTATTCTTATGATAATTGTTGCTTTTATTTTTATTTTTCATGTAATTCTTGAAAGAAAAGTAAAAAAGTCAGAGCATCCTAAAATAAAATTTAAAGATTTTAAAGCATGGTTTTTGCTTTGTCCAGAAGCTTACGCTTTGAAAGAAGACAGTATATACCGTTTCGGTCTTGGGGATTTTTACTTTAATATCATTGATATTATTCGATACAAGATTTGGAGAAAAAGAGAATACTGCCGTCAGACTGAAGAAAAAAATACGGAACAGATTCACATGCTATTGTCGTATGTCAAGCATGATATTGAAGCGTATGAAATTAAGACAAGAAAGGAGATTGAGCGACTTGGATGATTTTTTTGATATGGTTGCCACAACGGAGCCAGAAAAAATTGAAGTAAAGTGTAAACCATGTAAGGAACTTTATTTTGATGCCACTACTGGATACAGAGTTATGGCATGTATCCCTATTGGCCCCCCTCCAAATGGTCTTGAGCTTAATAAATATGGAAATTTTAGCGTTTCTGGAAATGGATTAAATCTTCTAAAAGAAGGTGTTCCTATCAATCTCAAATTAACAGAAGCTAAAAGCAAATATTCAGCGTCTTATAATTTTGCTGGACTTCCTGATTTAAGCATGGAAACAGATAAGGTACACGTCAATAGAGATGGCACGATGAGTATCTTATGTAGCTTTGCAACAAAAACACAAGCTCAACACGTCATGGACGCTTATCCTAACTTTGTAGATATGGTTTTGAATGGCGAAGAAGGCCAGTTAGATTATAAGAAAATTTATAACGTAGGAAAGAAACGACTTGAAGAATACATTTACAAAGTAAGAGAGAATAGCGGTGCAGTTCCTTTCCTGCCTTTCTTGTTGAGTATTGGTGTTACCGATTATGATAAAGCTGTTGAGATAACAAAAGATTATTCCAACCCTGATAATATGATTTATGCTTACAATCGCGACCCCTATAGTTTTATGATTGAAAGCATTAAATATTCTTTTGAAACTTCTGATAAAATCATTATTGAGCATGATGAGAAAATGGCAGAATCAAGAGAGCGTTGCGGCTGGGCTTTGTCTACTATTTTAAAACAAAATGAAACTGAAACTGGTGACACTAGAATTGCAAAAGAAATAGTTGAACAAGCCTTAAAAATTATGATTCCAGAGGCCGCACAGTGGTATGAAGTTGGTAAAACTTTAAGCAACACAGTAGAGCGTGAAGGTTGGCTTTCTCGTTCTGAAACATATTACGCAGAAAAAAGCATCGCTGATTTCATTAAAAATAGAATTGACAATTCTGAACATGTTGATTTTGAATGGCAAAATTTTGTGCAAAGAGAAGAAGGCAATCTCACAGAAGAACAGAGTAAAATTCTTCAACTAATGTGCGATAACGATGTTGTTATTCTTACTGGTTGTGCGGGAAGTGGTAAATCATTTACCACTAAAACTATCATTGATTTGTTAGAATCTAAGGGCTTCACTTATCAATTATTGGCTCCTACAGGAATAGCTTCTAAAGTGCTTTCTACAGCAACGGGCAGACCAGCTTCTACAATTCATTGCTGGGCTGGTGCTGGCGACCCCAAAGATGTTGATTACGTTGTTGTTGATGAGCTTGGTATGGTTAGTGCGGAAGTATTAAAAATGCTAATCAAAGTTATTCCACCTACTTGTAAGATGATTTTGGTGTTTGACCCCGCTCAGTTAATTAGTATTGGCGCAGGGAACGTTGCTAAAGATTTGGTAATGAGTCGGAGAGTTCCTATGGCTATGCTCACAAAAGTCTTTAGATATGGTATCGGTGGCATAGCAACAATAGCCACAGACTTCCGTAAAGGCATTGTAAGCAACTTAGAAGAAGAGTTTGATGATTTTAAGTATTACAATACTAATAATGTAAAGGAACAATTTGAATGCGTTTTAGAAGCTTATCAAGGGTATTTAAATGAGGGTTACACAAGAGAAAACATTCTAATCATCTCTCCGTTTAACGTAGGGGAAGTAGGCACAAAAGCTATCAATTTGGCGATTCAAGAAAAGTATTCTCTTGGGCAAGAGCTTGAATATAAGACCAATTTTGATGGAAAGTTTAGAATTGGCGACAAGGTTATTTGCAACAAAAATACTTATGATGCCAAAATAGCAGAACAAACGAGTAGCGGATATGGATTTTCATTAAATGGTTCAGGCAAGTGCGAAACCACTTGGGTTTTTAATGGCGACCAGGGTATTGTACTTGGTGATTTTTACGATGATACTAGCAGAAGTAATTGTATTGTTGTAGAATTTGATTGTGGCATGGTCGCTTTCAGTCAAAAAGAATTTCAAAAACTATCCCTAGCTTATGCTTTGAGTTGTCATAGAGTACAAGGTTGTGAGTCACCTGCTGTTATTTTTGTAGCCAACAGTCAGCACAAAAAGCTTTTGACCAACAATCTTTGTTATGTTGCCGTGACAAGAGCGAAAAAACACTTGACAATTATTGCAGACTATGATACAATAGAAGAAGCATTAAGAAAGCATGAAGAAACGACTCGCAACACTTGGTTACAAGAAATGATGCAGAAAGGCTGGAAAGAAAATGACCAGAAGTCAACTTAATGAAGTGCTTCTAAAAAGTAATGATATTTGTGGTTTTAATGACATCTTTGGTTACAGTCGAGTGGTGTCACATTATGATAAAAATGAAGACAGAACAGCGTTGTATTGTATTCATTACGAAGACCAAGGGGACGGATATAGACCAGAAACTATTGAAACTTTAGCAAAATTTCAAGGCAGAAGAGTATTGACATTTGCGCCAATAGAGCGAATCAAGGAGGACTAATAATGAAAATTTTGGTGAATGAAATGCCTAAGACACCCAACGATTGTATCTTCTGTGAGGGCTATATGCCAGGAGAATATCATCCTGAAACAAAAGAATATGATAAAGGGTATTATCGTTGTTTGTTGAATCCTTTTGAAGAGTGTAAAGAGGTTTGTACTATGCAATTCCTTAAAAAAGATGAAGGGTGTTACGATGGCTGAATATTATGAACGTGAATCATTGATAAAAGCAATCTGTGAAATTGGCGATGATTCAAAGGGTTCGTGGAGTACATCAAGCATTGTTGACTTTTTGCTCAATCAGCCTGTTGCTAATGTGGAAGAGGTCATTTGGGGACATTGGGAACGTAATGGAAAAGTCATGCGATGTTCTTATTGCGGCTGTATGATGCCTCCAATTTTATATGTTTCTGAAGGGCGCACTTACGAAGCGCCCAATAATGTTCCAAGACGCTGCCCTAATTGTGAAGCTAAAATGAAGACAAAAATATACACTTAATATAAAGGAAGGAGTGTCAAATTGGAAATAAAAGTGACTGATATTTCAGCGGAAGAACAAGTTATTTAGGATACACTTGCGTATGCGTGGAATAAGTTTTGCGACCTGAAACAAGAGCATCCGCAAGAACAAGAAGAGTTTATGCGAGGGATTCACATGTGTCAGTATGTGCTTGGTATGCGCTTGAATCGCAAGAACTATCCTGATATTTTTTTATAAGATGTCTTAAAATAGTATAAAAATGTGGAATGTAGGCTTCAAAGTAGCCATCGTCTAAGGAGTGCGTAACAGCTCACCACATTGAAGAATTGACAAACAAAAGAAGATGTAAAGGATATAGATTCAGAAGAAGAGCTGATAATGTTTGCTAAGGAATAATATTATGACAATTAAAGACATTATAAAAATATTATCTACGTATATGTCAGAAACAGAAGTGAAGATAACTGGCGGCCCTTTCATTAGTGAAATTGTTGACATACGACCAATTACGGACATAGATACTAATAAGACCTATATGTGTATCTATGGAGATAAAGATGTTTTTACCAAGTACGAAAACATGGAGCCTTTTACAGTGAGAGAACACGAGATTAACAATAATTTACATCTTTGTTCATATTGAGTTCATATTTATGTGGTATAATGCAATAAAATAAAGCTGGAAACAGCTTAATTTATTTTAAAGGAGTGACGTTTATTGGTACAAGTAATCAAACGTAACGGAGATGTTGTTGATTTCCAACGTGACAAAATTTCTGTTGCAATCCAAAAGGCAATGAAAGAAGTTAGAGATGAAATTAATACTTATGAAGTCAGAGCAATAACTGATAAAGTAATTAACTCTATTGAACAGCGAAAAGAAAATATTAGTGTAGAAGAAATTCAAGATATTGTAGAACGTGCGCTTATGACTAGCGGTATGAAGGATGTAGCGAAGAGTTACATTACTTATCGTTATTTACATGGTCTTATTCGAGAATCAAACACTACTGATAGGACTATTAAAGAACTTATCAATGGTGAAAGCGAATATTGGAACAGTGAAAACAGCAATAAAAATCCAACACTTGTTACTACTCAAAGAGATTATATCGCAGGAATCACAAGTACAGATATTGCTAAACGTTTTTTACTACCCAAAGATGTTGTTAAGGCTCACGATGAAGGAATTTTACATTTTCACGATATTGACTATTTCTGTCAAAAGTCTCTAAGTAACTGTGAATTAGTTAATCTTGAAGATATGCTTCAAAACGGCACAGTTGTTAACGGTGTAACTATTGACAAACCTCATAAGCTTCTCACTGCCGTCACTATTGCAACTCAAATTATTGCGGCAGTAACTAGCTCTACTTATGGTGGTTGTACTATTAGTTTATCTCATTTAGCTCCATTTGTTCGAGATAGTTATAACATTTATCTAAAAAAGTATAAAAGCAGAGGACTTTCAGAAGAAGAAGCTATTAAATGGGCAAAAGAAGACATCAAAAAAGAAATTGAAGACGCTGTACAGACATTTAATTATCAAACAAATAGCATGACCAACACTAATGGTCAAGCTCCTTTTTTATCAGTATCAATGTATTTAAATGAAAATCCTGAATACATCAAAGAAACTGCGGCTTTGATTGAAGAATTTTTCCATCAAAGAATTTTGGGCTTCAAAAATGAAACTGGACATTATGTGACGCCAGCTTTTCCTAAACTACTTTATTTTCTTGATGATAATAATATTACAGAAGACTCAGAGTATTGGTATTTGACTGAACTTGCCGCAAAGTGTACCGCAAAGAGAATGGTACCTGACTATATCTCTGCAAAAATTATGCGACAAGAGAAGATTGATAAAAACGGAAATGGGAACGTCTACCCCTGCATGGGTAAGCGCAAACTTAGCTCATGTAAAACCCTTATGAACCTTGCTAAAGGGTGTGTGGCTTAAAAGCTATGCTAACGGATAGGACTCTGAAAAGAGTTGAGTCCGTGCTAAGATTTATCGTAATAAAAAATAAATAAGAAAGGAGAGTTAATTTTGACAATAGAAGAATTTAATAAAGTTACGGATGAATATGTTCCACTAAAAAGCATGAATAATAAGTTTGGTATAAATAAATATGCAAAAATCATCAATTTTCAAACAGGTAAAATTATTCATACTTATATCGGCGTGGATATGTATGAACATGTTGTTCTAAATTATAAAGGTAAAAAATACAGAAAGCGCGTTCATCGGTTAATGGCAGAGGCATTTCTTCATAATTGTAAAGTTATTGACCATGATGATGCCATTAAAAGTCATAATGTTCTTTGGAATTTAAATCCAGTGACACATTCTCAAAATATTGTCAAAGCATATAAAGAAAACAATTATAAAAATCCTCACAAAGGCCGTGGCATTTGGGTCATTGCTGAAAATAAAACTACCAAAGAGCGACATTTTTTCAAAAGTATGAGAGCTTGCGAAAGATTTACAGGAGTGGACAGGCATCGAATTAAGCACTTCCTTAAAAAAGAACGAACGAATTTGACTAACTATGATTTTTATTACGATGAATAAAGTGTATCGACTATTTTCGAGGGAAAAACTCGGCGGCGGTAGTTTGTATCGCTGGTACGATGAGATATTAGCACTCATTGGAAGCGTAAGGGCATCGAAAGATGAAGATATAGTCAGTGCCAATGGTGACATTGGATAAAACGTGCAGAAGCTTCCTTACTCCTTATGTAGATGAAAACAACAAGCCGAAATACTATGGAAGATTGAATCAGGGCGTCGTAACAATCAACCTGCCGGATATAGCACTTTCTTCTGGTGGCGATATTGATAAATTCTGGAATCTAATGGATGAACGATTAGAACTTTGTCATAAAGCACTGCAATGCCGCCATGAACGCCTAGCACTAGCAACATCTGATGTAGCTCCTATTCTTTGGCAACATGGAGCTTTAGCAAGACTACCTAAAGGAGCGTCCATTCATTCTTTGCTTCATGGGGGTTATTCTACGCTGTCTCTCGGCTACGCAGGACTATATGAGTGTGTGAAATATATGACTGGGGAATCTCATTCACATGGCGAAGGATTCGAATTTGGCGTCCAAGTCATGCAAAAATTAAACGAAAAATGTAACGAGTGGAAAGAAGCAGAAGACATTGCGTATTCTGTTTATGGCAGCCCCATTGAAAAGACTACTGAAAAATTTGCAAAATGTTTGCAAAAGCGATTTGGTGTTATTGAAGGTGTTACAGACCATGATTATGTAACCAATAGTTACCATATCAATGTGCGTGAAAAGATTGATGCTTTTGAAAAACTTTCTATTGAAGCACAATATCAAAAATTAAGTCCTGGGGGTCAAATCAGTTATATTGAATGTGCTGATTTGACCAATAATATTCCTGCGGTTCTTGAAGTAATTAAATTCATTTATGACAATATCATGTATGCAGAACTTAACACAAAAAGCGATTATTGCCAAGTATGCGGCTACGAACATGAAATTGAAATTATTGATGAAGATGGCGAACTTAAATGGCGTTGCCCAAACTGTGGCAATGAAGACCAAAACAAAATGAACGTAAGTCGCAGGACGTGCGGTTACATAGGCTCTCAATTTTGGAATCAAGGACGCACAGAAGAAATCAAGGATAGATATGTTCATTTAGATAATCACTCTTTGGAGGAATAAAATGAATTATTCTTTAATTAACAAAGTAGATATAGCTAATGGCCCAGGAATCAGAGTTTCCCTTTTTGTGTCTGGTTGTAATAGGCACTGTAAAAATTGCTACAACAAAGAAGCACAAAATTTTGATAACGGAGAACCTTTTACTCAAGAAACATATAAAACAATCTTAGAGCATGTAGCAAAAACTCATTGTTCTGGACTATCCATTTTGGGCGGCGAACCTTTAGACCAAAATGCAAATGGGTTAATCGCTTTATTTGAACTTGTGCAAGACGTACATAAGCTAGGTAAAACTGTGTGGCTATGGACAGGATATACTTGGCAAGAAGTGTTTGATAAAATTGTAACAGACCCCAAAGCTTGTAATATGCAGCCTTACCTTCAACAAACTTTACTGTCTGAAGTTGATGTTGTAGTCGATGGGCCTTTTATCGAAGATAGTAAAGACTTGTCTTTAGCTTTTAGAGGTAGCTCAAATCAAGACATCATTGACGTGAAAAAGACTTTAGCAAACGGATACATTACTTTAGTTGAATATATGATTAGATAATTTATACAAGGAGCTGGGAGAAATCCTGGCTCCTTTTGTTTATTTTGACGATTGACTTTTATGCGATGAGATGATATTATATAATCAAGCTAAACAAAGGAGGAAACAATCAATGATTAAAATCAGAAAATACAGTAACATGATGACAACATGGGCAGAACTAAAGGACGCCATTCGTGCTGGCTCTAGCTTGCTGAATGTCGGCGATGAAATCGACATTGTGCTGAAAACCGGCGAAAAAGTTACGTTGGTGTGTGAACGTGTGGGCCATAGGAGTGCAACGTTTTTTACAAAAAACTTACTTGAAGACACTCATTGTGTGAATGAGAACTGGAAAGCGAAAAATGGAGAGCAGTTGAGTACAATGGAGGCATATCTGAGCAAACTTTTCTGTTTGTTGCCGGACGATTTACAAGAAGTTATAACTGGCCACTCCGATTATTGCGGGAAAAGGAGGTTTTTGGAGAAAACGACTACGGAAAGGTAGAGACATGCAAAGCGCTTCCTCGTTACTCTAAAATGCGAAACCGGATTAAAACGTTGAATGGCGTCCCGTTTCCGTACTGGTTGGCGTCCCCGCATGTGTCCGACGCCACGAACTTTTGCAGTGTGTACAGCGACGGCAGCAGCAGCACCACCACCGCCAGCAGCAGCTACGGCGTTTGCTTCGGCTTTGATATTTGATTTAAAGTCTAAGATACAAAAGGAGACAGATTATGAAGCGTGAGGATATGGAGCAACTTCCAGAATTGGAAATCAACAGGATAGCCATGAAGAAAAATGCCAACGGAGTAGCAACAAAAGACGCCAAATTAGCCCAGCGAATTATGTACGAACGATTGCATTGGCCTTGTGCAACGACACCAAGTCAGCACTGCGATGGGCATGGAAATAAATACACAAAAACTGGTGTGCGTTATGGGGACACTTACGATTAAAGGAGGTAAAAAAACAATGACAGTTAAAGAGATTGTGACTAAAGGGGAATATCTTTATTATTACCCAAGGGATTCTCGGTTTTGTATCTATCAAGTATATGACAAAATTAAAGAAACAACTACAATCTATGCCGTAATTCTTGATGTCCCTTTTGGAACCACAGGAGTTTCTATTGAATTAACTCAAATTGGAGGCCAACCCTTATGAAAAAATGGTACGTTGGAGAAGTTTCCGCCGAAGGTGACCGTGTCTTTACTTTTCAGGCCACAGATGAAGAGTATCGGGCAATCCAAGACTTTGTTGACGCAAGCACTAACAATGTATTCATCAACGAAATATGGAGCGGAGTTGTTTATGTCTACAAAAAGTCATTTGACTCAAAAGAAGAAGCAGAAAAATTTTATGGTGGAAGTTGGCACTAAGGAGATAAAACAATGAACAACAAATATGAAGCAAAGATTGTCCCAAACGGACGTGTCGTATTCTATGAAAGAAAAGACTTGGACGATGCTATTAACGCAGGAAAGGAATTGTTAATTGTTTGTAATTGTCACACAGGCGGGTTTACTGAAGCGATTGGAGCTACTGAAGAGCCTGAAAGAATAAGATATAGCGATTATATCCATGAACAGGTGTTTACAGGAGAAGAAATGGCCAAATTTCACAAAATTATTTTTACCGAAGGAGAAAAGATTTTTGATAACAACTTTGATTATGCCACTCAATATGACTCTATTTACCATTGTTTTTATGACGGTGATAGGGAAATGCAAGTAGACGAAAAAACAACTGCGCGTTGTCTTTACAAAGAACAAGTAAAGGCAATGATTGAAATTGGCCTCTTTACTGAAAAAGCATTAGAGTATTGTATTCAAGCTCCTGTTCCCGTCAAAAGTTCAGTAGATTGTTGCTCTGGCTAAAAAGGAGACAAATTATGCCACAAGAACTTACACCTGAATCAATTCGCAAACAAGGCGATTTGATATATGAAAATGTTTTCACAGCTTACGGAGAAGGTGAACCATTGGTATGTAGTGAGTGTGACTTCGCTATGGCTTCTACCATCGGTGAAGAAATTTGGCTGTTAGAAAATAGTCTATATATTGTTACTTATGCCAATAATCCAGACAATATTATTGATATTGTAGAATTATAAAATTCATTACAAAATCATTGACAAAATACAAAAAATGTAGTACACTAAAAATGAAAGGGGAACAAAAATGCTACGAAAATTGCTTACCTATGAAGAAGCAAAAGCAAGACAATGGCATTATGAAGATAAAATTGAGCAAGACAAGGTATATGGCTTGCCCAAAGATTGGTATAATTGGGGCCAAACAATCAAAGTGAAGTTGCTCAAAGAACCTTACATTAAGAATATGCCGGTTTATGTATTTAGAAGCTACTATCTTCCTGCTTGGCTTTTTGAGGGCGAAACCTATAAAATGTTTGTACCCTCTTTTGAAGTAGCAAAAGAACTCGAAAGAAAATATGAACCAGAGTCTAGCAAAGATAGTAGCACTTGTCTTGGCGTTCCGATTAGTTGGGAAGGCTGGAACAGTTATTGTAAATGGACAGAATACGACTCATTTGACAACTGCTATTTAATCGAGGGTTCTTGGTGGATGCCATATTGGTTGCTTTGTCCTCATAAAACTATTAATTTCGAGGTGTGGAAATGAAACTAATTACATTTTATAAGATGGGGCCGAATGGTAGAGAATTTGTCAAGGAATTTGATAAGGATATTATTTTGCCACTCAAAAATGAGGAAATTAAATTTGAGGGAAACGAAACTGTTTACAACGTCGTAAGAGCTGTTAATATTTATGACAAAGAAGGCAACTGCCGTCTTGAATATGAGCTTGTTGAAAGTGGAGAAATTCTATGAAATTCTACACTATTCAGGACAGAACAAACACTTTTCGACTGAGAGAATACGATGATAGAAAAGGTTGTTCACTTGCTAATGACACGGCACATGCCCTTAAATTTGAGTCTCGCGTCTTAGCGGCACAATGGATGGCTGGACACATGCCAGATGTAGTAGCAAATAACTGGCTTATCGTATCGGAGGAATATAATGGAAACTAAGTACATGAGAATGAGCGCAGGAAAAGATTATCAAGTAAAAGCAGACCAGTTAGTAAACATTGTTCAAGATATTGCTGAGACTGCAATTCAGTATGGTATGAGCATTGAAACTGATAAAGAAGCAGAAGATATTGCGGAAAAGAATCTTGATGAAGCCATGAGCGCTTTTCTGAAGCTAACTGGACTTAATGAATTATACACTATTCTTGAAGGTTATTATGTTAGAAAGGATGAGCTGTAATGGAAAAGCTAATTAACGCAAAAGTTCACGTTGCTGACCTTGGACAAAAAGTTGTTTCTTTTATTTATAATCCAGATTCACCTTTGTCCGAAGAAGAACAAATTTATAACAATCTTGGTATGACTGTATCTAGCACCGAAGAATATGTTAGAAAAGTTTATGTTCTTCGGACTATTGACGGCAAATATATTGGCGAAAGCTTTGACCTCTTTGAAACTTTTTGTAACAGAGTAAAGCAATTCGCTACTCGCGTTGACGCTATCAAGTGGTGTGAGGCAACCATGTCAGAAGCGCAAATTAGAGAACTAACCATTCACGAAGAACAAGTATAAAAGGAGAATGAATGAAAGTAAAATTATTACGTTATCCAACTTACGAAGATTGGACAGAAGTAAAGCGCAGAGCGTTAGTAACTGTTGGACTAAAGCCAGTCAATCCACCAACAAGCGATTGGTGCCACGGCATCCTTGAGGCTAGACACAGTCCTATTCGCTACTTACAGTTTTCATTTTATTTGCATGATATTCCTACTTGGGTGGCTACTCATCTTGTAAGACATGTCCACGCACAACCTTATGTAAAATCTCAAAGGAATGACAGACAAGAAGGATATGATAGAAACAAAGCTCCACAAGATGCTCCTGTCGATATGATTCTTGATATGAACGCAGAAGAACTTATGAATATTATGAATAAGAGACTTTGTTTTCAAGCGTCTCCTGAGACAAGAGAAGTAGTATCCAAGATGCAGACTGCGGTATTAACTGAGTGTCCTGAATTTCAAGGTCTGCTTGTTCCTATGTGCGTCTATCATGGTGGCAAGTGTCACGAAATGAAACCATGTAAGGAAATGGCAGCATATAGAAAGGTTTACTCAGAAAGGATGGAAAAACACCCTTTTTAAGTAAAATAAGCAACTAAAATAGGGAGGAAAATAAAACAATGAATGATATTACGATTACTAAAGGCGGAGTAGTTGTAAAGCAACTAATCCAGTTTGCGAAGCTGACGCCAAAAGCAATTATTCCTAATAAAAAGGACGAAGATGCAGGTTACGATATTTGGGCCTGTATTGAAGAAGATTTCATTAAGATTGACCCTCTTGAATCTGTTTTGATTCATACTGGTATTTGTACACATTTTCCAGAAGGCTATGTTATGGTTTTAAAGGAACGCAGTAGCACGGGGCTAAAGGGTATCTCTCTACGGTCAGGCATCATCGACCAAAGTTACGAAGGAGAAATTGGTGTAATTTGGACTAATTGTTCCAATAAGAGTATTTATCTTTCTAATCTACCAGAAGAAGAGTTATACAAGGCCGCACACAGAGAACCTGGCTCTTGTACTTACTATAGCACTCAGAAAGCTATCTGTCAGGCTCTACTTTTGCCTGTGGCGAACTTTACAGTAGATGAAGTATCCAAGGATGAAATTCAATGCAATGCGTCTGAACGTGGTTCTAAGGGCTATGGGAGTACCAACGATTGATGCAAAGATTTTATGCTATCTATGATACAAAGAATAAAAAGTATTTTACTGACAATCCTTTTTATACAACTAATCTAACTAATTCAGCGCTTCTTGCAAAATGGTTTTGTTCCAGACTTGCGGCAGTAACATTCATTGAACAATACAAAGAATTGCAATATAGAAGCGCTTTTTGTGTCAGAACTGTTGCCGATTTTTCATAATTAAAAATACCCCTCTTGGTTAATTCCAGGAGGGGTAAAAATTTTTCAAAAAATTCTTAAAGAAAAAGCTTGACAAGAATGGTTCTCTATGTTATCATAACATCAGAAAACAAAAGCAAAGGAGATGAACTTTATGAAGTTCACTAGAGAAGCCTATCTAAAGTATGTGGAGCAAGTAGAAGAAGAATACGCCACTCTCTCTAACTGTGAAAGCAGTTTAGCCAAAGACATACTCAACAAACCCGTACCGAGCTTTGACGGAAGTATTTGCGTTCGGGGGCTTGATTATGTGGCATACTTCGATTGTGTGCTTTCTGGTTGCGGACAAGACAATGCAGCTTGGGCAACCTATATTGGTCTACAAAGTGACGATAGCAATGACTACAGGACATGGGAAGTAAATTGTTGCACAATGGAAATGTTCAAAGCATTGATTTACGCTATCTGCAAGTGTAAAAATTTTACACAAGCTGTTGAGGTACTGAAGGGAAGTGATTGGTGTGAAGGTTGACGGTGTGAGAATCCAAACTATAGGACATAGGCCCTGGAATATTCCTAATCTAGAAAAAGACGAACAAGGTTCTTATGCTTTGAATGAGCCGAATAATAACAGAGCCATTGAACGGCCTGAGTTGGTTCAGCTATGCCTCAACTGCACAAAAGAGAATTGCACAGGTCATTGCGAAGAAATCCGCAAACTTGGTGGAACCAGAAACGCAACCAAAGGAACTGTGCAAGGAAGAAAAATTCCTTTGCCCAAAAACTTCAAACAAGTCTTTGAAAGACTTAATAGCCAAAAGGACACAGCCGCTGTGTACAAAGTAAGTATCAGCACAGTCCGTCGCTGGATGAAAGACTGTAACATCCCGTATCAAAAGGATAGAAAAACAGCACAAAATTACAAGAAGCAAGTACGCGCAGACGGAAAATTCGGAGGTGTCAAAAAATGAGGCAAAGACGGCATTACATGAAGCCCGTCTGTAAAGACTGTACAGAACGACATACGGCTTGTCACGACACTTGTGAAAAATATTTGGCGGCAAAACAAGAACTCTTCGAGGCCAAATTAAAAGAAACAAAAGATAGTGACATAGATAGATACATTGAAAAAGGTCGATATCAACGCGCCCATTATCGTTTTGAAATGCGAAGAAGGGGCAGAAAAATTTATTAAAGAACTCTTGACAAAACAGCAAGAGTGTGATATAATAACTCTATCAAATTAAGGAGGAATTAAAAATGCCTGAAACATTTGAGTATTGGAACGACCTTGCCCTGAGTGACAACTACAAAGACAGATTCCGAAGCGAGTACAATATTCTGCTTATTCGGACAAGAAAACTTTCTAATATGCTAAAGAAGTGGGAAGATGGTGAACTTGATTTCACCCCTGACTGCCCTTACCAGCTACTAGAGGAGCAATGTGTCGTAATGGCTCAATATCTTAGCATCCTTCAAAAACGTGCTAAGCTAGAAAATATTCTACTATAAGGAGAAACGAAGATGAAGCTAACTATTGAATTTTCTAAGGATGAAATTCTGAATCTACAGGAAGGTGCAGACGCAGAGTATCCCAAGTATCTGCTAGAAGTTGCGACCAATATGCTAACTACAGTTATTGGTAACAATACTAATGGTAGTCTAAAGAAGGTCACTATCGAGGAGGCATGATAATGAAGTTTGATTTTACTGAACTAAGAGACATGATTGATGATATACTAGAAGAGTATGTAAATTCTCGTGAAAATGCTGTGGATATTACAGCAGAGAAGGCACATGAAGCCAGAATGAAGAGTGTAGGAACCGAAGTGCCTTTCTTTTCTTACGGCGTATATCATTATCGTCTTTTTTCCAACGATTGTGACTTCTGTTTCTACCAGTGGAGAACAGAGCAGTATTTTAATTTCTCTGTAGGGGATTACATTGAATCTGACATCATTGGCGAAAGAAGTGAAGGAAGATGGTTGATTAAGTTAATTAGCTATAATATTGAACCTGACGAAGATATTATGATTGATATTAACGTAGAATTTGAACCGTACTAAGGGAGGAAAAATATGTCTACCGTAACCTATCGTCACCCTAATGTTGACCCTGAAGTTCTGGCTATCATTGGTGATAACTACATGATTGATACTCATCGTCTTGTTGTATTATCCAGGGAAGAACATTATTTTCATCAAAATGCTTCCCTGACTTATCTTGTGGAAGGATATGTTGAGTGCGACGTTACTGCACGTCCGTTAATTTTTTGGTATCAGATGATGCACTTTCCTTGTTCCGAGCAGGAGTGGAGAGTAGATATTGTTCCTTATACCTGCGATGGTACCAAGATGAAAGAACTTCGTGATGTTAGTGTTAATCTAGTATACGGAGAACCTATGCCTAGAGTAGCAAATCAGTAATAAAAATACCCTCTTGATATTGTTCAAGAGGGTATTTTCTTTAATTTTTTTAAAAAAGACTTGACAAGCTGAAATTTTAATGATACAATAAAGACACAAATAAAGGAGGTAATACGCTATGAAAGCAATTAGAAAAGCACATACAGTCGATTTCTGGGTATGGAAGAAGGAATGGAGCAAGAGACAGGCCGCGGTCGAACTAGATAAGTTTTCGCGTGAAATTAACACAAAACTTGACATTTTAGTTCCCTTTGGCGACCCTCGCTATCTATATATCAAAAATCATTGTTATATCTTCCCTGACGAAGTGATTATTTATGACGAAGGGCACATTTACAAATATAATCGCGACGATATTGACAGCAAAGCTTTCGTAAAGCGTTATTCTGTTGGAAATCAAGGTATTCCTTCTAAGTATGCAATCAAACTTAAAGACATATTTTTATGTTATGGCAAAGAAGAAAATACTTATAAATTCGGTCTATTTCAATCCTCTGAAGACAACCTAGTTTGGTTTATCACCGAGCAAGAAGCACAAAATTTTATTAACAAGGTATTCTATTTGGCGCGTAACACGTTTGAAACCGTACAAATTGAGGGGGTAAATAAAAATGGCTTGGTATATTAATGTAGGTGAGAACTGTTGTTACGAAGAATACAAAGTAGAAGCATGGCGTTGGTGGAAGAATGGCATCATTGCTTTTGACAAATGGGCCAAAGAGCATAACATTCATTGCGAGCATAAACAGGACGAAGATTTTGGTGAGGGTTTTGATGAAATCATATTCTATGACCACTACGCCGATACTCGCAATGATGAAATTGTTATTTTCAAAGCAATGGCTGAAGACCTTGTTCTTATCTATAATCCACGAATCGAAGAAACTGGATGTTTCCCCTTTGATGTAGAAAGTATTAAAGACTTCCATAAGAACTATCTCTGGTACGAGGGATATGATGAGGAATGGGAATGGGGCGAAGAAGGTTTTAAGAATTTCAGTCTTTGGGCGAAAGAACACGACATTCAATTTTCTAGGGCCGCTTGGGACAAAGAAAAATACAGCGACCTTTTAAAATTTCCCATGTATACAGACAGGCACAACATAGTAATACAACTTATTTTGCGGCCTGGAGATATTCTTCATTATTCCTATGACAAAAGAGCAAATGGGGAATTTCCGTTTAGTATAGGAGGAGAGTAAAGCAACATGAAAAATTCTCAAGGAAAAGGCGAATGGGTTAGTATTCCTATACTAGAGCCGCCATATAATATTGAAGATTTTGAATACAGTGATGAACCTGCTTGGTCAGACCCAGTGGAGTTAGCTATGAAAACATATTTTGTACTAAAAGACCCATACGGAAATTGTTGGTTCAAAGACACACGAAATGGCGAATCGAAATACTTTTTAGATGGAGGAAATACATATTATCATCCAGATATGTGTCTAAGATTCAAGACACTAGAAGAAGCTGAATTAGAAGCTATGAATATTATAAATCAAGAAACTTATGCCAACATGCCAGGAAATGTCAACAAAGTATTTATTGAAATTATGGTAGTTGACGAGGAAAAAGAACAAGAATATGCAGACTCAATATTTGTTGATACAATGTTTAATAAAGCAAAAGAAGAAGCGCATAAAGATTATGAAGAAATGAAAAACGAAAAATTAAAAAAAAACAAGCAAAAATAATAAAGTGGTTTAGAGGACACTAATAAAACATACATATTATTCAAAGAAAGAAGTAAAAAAGGAAAATTAGTATTAGACCCATAAAGGAAACTATTTAAATGGAAAAATTAAAATATAAAAGAAAATGCACTTATAAATCTTGTGATGCTATATTTTATTATGGCAAAAGAGGATTGAAATTAGTCATTATTCAAGATGGCAAAACCAAAAAGATAGTTGAGATATTAAAAGAAAAAGAATTTGACAAGTGTTATGAAAGAGATTATGAAGTGTATGATAAAGTGATAGATAATATTAAAAGTGGAAAAGGATTAAAAAAGCGTAAGCATAGAAAGGATGAAGGCACATGAACATCAAAACTTACTATGTATTAAAGTCAGAAAATGGAGGGTACTGGACTTACGACAATTACTTCAAGGAGTACAAACGATTTCTTTTAGGCCCTATGAATCGACAGAAGCTACTCAAATTTTCATCTTTAGAAGACGCGCAGAAAGAAGCAATCAAAATCATGGAACAAGAATATGAAATGATATTTGTTGAAACAGTATTTGATAATTGGTAAGTATAACTAATGAAATGTTACGAAAGAAAGCATGGAGCAATAGAAAAGGATGAAACAACAATGTAGCGTAAAAAATACCCCTAGAGGATTATCTCTAGGGGTAAAATTATATTATGTTTTATTAAACATAGAAGCAGGGGGCCACCGCACCGCAGCGGTGCGAGAAGTTGGCGCCCGCCGAACCACCAGTGAACACATAGCAGAAGCCGCCGGAGTTGGCAGACCACGGACTTCTGTTCCACCACCATACAGCACTATTAGTGTCATTATATTTATATCTAACTTTGCTATTACCATTTTTATAATAATCATATTGTTTCTGTTTGTTTTGTTCATGACTATTAGCATAACTTCTAATACCATGAACCTCAAATTCTGCTTCAAGACAGATGGTTTCAGTCGTTGAAGTTACATAAGAAGAGTTGCTACCACCGCCACCACCTGTATTATCGGTATATTTTATAACAGTTTTCAATACGTTCTGAAGGTCAGTAGGTAGAGCATTTTTAATTGCAGACATGATTGTAGAACGCATATAACAACCTTCCCAGCCACCGCTATTAGTACTGCTATCACCATAAGACATAGAGAAATAACCAGAAGAAGTCATAGGATATCGACCATATTGAGAATCAACTAACCCAACAGTTTTGTTGTTAACCTTGCCAATACAAAAGTGAATACGATTATTTCCTTCGATTTCTGCGTTGTGGTTAATACCTAAGATATAAGCGTCAATCTTTACATTACTAAAAGTAGTATTGCCTACTGTTCCATTCAATACAATACTTTTAGTATCACCAACACTAAACAAATTAGCCGCATCACCACTTACGCTAACAGCACTAATCTCGGCCCAAGAATAATCATTCAAAGTAGCAAATACTTTATACTGCTTAAATTCTTTTACTTCGATGGTTGCCGTATTACTTCCTGCTGTAACAGTCCAAGTACCATATCCTACATTACCAATAGTCGCAATACCATCTTCACTTGTTGCAGATAAGGTCTTACCACCACTAATAGCTTGTGCAACAGTTCCCGTAGTACAATACACTATAAATTGCGCTCCACTTGGTTCATAATCAATAATATTATCTAAAAGAATTTCAGGATACAGAATATCATACTGATTCTGTTCATTTAGATTTCTCATCGTAAATTTATATTTTCCCATCACTTTTCCCCTTAACTATTAACCAATGGAATTGTTCTACATTAAACAGATAACCGCCATCTGGAGCCTTAAATTCTGCCATATATCATCCCTCCTTAAACTGTGCCAGTGACTTGATACCAAAAGTCACCAGCTTTTTGATTGGTGGGCTGAGTTTCAGAAACTTTGATGTTGACAGAAGAGATTGCAGAAATCGCATTGTCAACATATACTTTGTTTACAAGACTTGCTTCGGAAGTTGGAGTGTATTCTCCTTCGCCTGACGTATAAATTTCTGCTTGATTTTCAGATAACCTTAATTGCGCTCCACCTCCATTTTCCAAAACAATGTTTCCTCTTGACTCAGTTGCACTCAACTGAATATAAGGGCTAGGGCTGCCTATTCTGTCTATTGCTAAAGCACAACTAAATTCTTGAATTTGAAGACCAACGGCTTTATTGTCATCTTCTTGAACAATCCCAAACGCACCGCCACTTGGCTCAACCTTAATATTTCCGGTTAGCGTCCCACCGCTTAAAGGCAAATAATTGTTCAAATCGCCTTTAGAAGCAAGCTCAATTTCACCTTCGGTAATTGCTTTGTCGCCAACGAACACCTGCTTAGTGTCTTTGGCTAGGTACATCTGACCATCTTCAAGATTAGGCTTTTTCGCAAAAGTGCCTCGAAGTATTTGAATTTTTTTCATATTTACACATCCTTTTTAAAGAAATAATACATTAGTTGCAATAGTATCGTCTGACATATCTAAATTGCCGCCGTCAATATCTCCAATGGCAAGCTGTTTATCTTTATCAAAGATAATACTTTTTTTATCTGTTTTTATAGATAATACATTGTTTGTAAAATCCAATCCATCCCCTGTTGCAAGCGTAGTTTCACTTGAAACTGGTATATCGCTAATTTCGTACTCTTTCTTTTTGCTATCCCATAGCTTCCAGTATCCTGAACTATCTGGAATAGGTGGATGTTGATATAATTCATCCAAATTACTTTCAATTTGATAAAATTCAGAAGGGAGAGGCCCTTTCTCTTGATAAGCAGAACAATAGCCTAATACAGGTTTTTTAATCCATGCTTCAAATTTATCGCTTAGAAAAACTTTATCATCATTGATTCGTCTTAGTTGAAACAAGCATTTGCCAACAGGGAGTTGACCGGCAGTAAATATATAATAATATTCGCCTAATTCATCATTGTAATTTAAACTTATAGTATTATGATAAATACACCCGTCTTGCTTTGATTCAACGTCCAATTTATAGTTACCAGGAACATCAACAACGCAAGAAAAAGTATCTACCAAATTATCAATCTCAAAACCAATTACTCTATCATTAAAAAGGTAAGTGATTTTGCGACCTTTAAGCTCAACTCGCATCTTCGTTCCGCCTCCTTTTATGAAGAAGTTAAAAAATAAGGGGAGAATGTTTATCCTCCCCTTAAAGTTATTTTATATTAAATTGTATATTAAGTTTTCAATTAAACAATTTCACCAGCATCAATATCGCCAACAGAAATAACGCCTGCGGCAACAGTGATAGAAGTACCATCGGGCTTAACAGCACCAGCAACAGCAGTAGAAGCAACATCCATAGTAATTCCATTAGCAGAATTTAGGCTTAGACCGTTGCCAGCAACAACCTTGGTAGAAACAACACGCTCATCAGAAATAGCAATGCCGTCACCAGCAGTATAAGCCTTTTCGGTAGCAACGAATAGACCATCAGTACCTAGAGATAGAGCGTTACCAGAAGCGGCAGAGATAGCAACCTTAACGGTAGGAGCAGTAGCTTCACCGGCGACAGTAATAGACTTATCTGCGGCAGTTACAGAAGCAACCTTACCGTCTGCGGCAGTCTGAACCTTTGCAATTTCTTCCTGGGCATACTTCTTTACACCGTAAACAGTAGCCTCATCGGAAGTATCAGCGGAAGTACCTAGAACAGCAGCAGCAGCACCAGCTTCGTCAAAAGCGCTCTTGGGCTGATAAGCGGCAGTGTCTAGGCCCTTAACGGCAACGTCAGCACCTTCAACAGCGATAGTGCCATTAGTAGCACCAGTTGCAATGTCGCTCTTCTGTAGGGCAGAATCAGCTAGACCTAGAGAAGCCTTAACACCAGCGGCAAGCTTTTCTAGAGTGATAGAACCATCAGTAATAGTGGCAGTAACCTTGTGGTCTTCAGAAACAGCAATAACGACCATATCGTCTGCCTGAGAGCCAGAAGTAACATACTCAATTAGGTCAGCAACATTGATATAAATCTTATCAGAAGTCTTGTTAGCAATGGTTAGCTCAATGTAAGTACCAGGGGTCTGACCTTCAGGATTGACAACAACCCTACCAGACTCAACAACCATGTCTCTAGGAATGTTGATGGAAGCGCCAACATTAGCGCCATCCTTCTGTAGGTTGTAGACTGCGGCAAAATCACCAGAATCTTCAGCCTTAACAATGGTATAAGTAGAGGCGGCAGGAATGGTTACGGATAGACCGGCGGCACCAAGAGTTAGAGCATTACCTTCGGCAGGGTCTACCTTAACAGCAACAGTAGGTTCAGTGACAGAGCCACCAACAGTCACGGAAGTGTCGCCAGCCTTAACAGCATTTACAACTTCCTTCTTTAGATTTGCGGCGGCTTCAGTGGCGGCACCAGCAACATCAAAGTATTCAACATCTTTTGCGGAAGCAGTACCAAGGCCAGTAATCTTGGAAGCAGGAATATCGAACTTTAGGTCTTCTAGGGCTAGGTCAGCACCTTCAGTGACACGGCCCTTTGCGTCAACAGTAACCTTACCATAAGTACCAGCAGTAACGCCAGAAGCGGCTAGTTCTAGTACAAGATTAACTGCGGCAGTGCCATCAAAATCTAC